ATGAAAACCATCGCTCGGCGTCTGAGCCCCTTCGCGATCCTGCTCCCGGCAAGCCTGTTGTCAGCCTGCGCCTCCCTAGGCAACGCCGGACTCGGCGGCTCCCAGCAGAATCCCACCAACCAGCTCCTGAACATGATCGATGAGGCTACCCGCGAAGGCATGTCCGTGGTGCTGGTACCGGCGCTCATGCCCAACAAGAGCGTGACGGACCTCTCCAGCTACTCGCATCGGGTCATATTCAAGAACAAGGACGTGCCTGGGATCGCCTACATGCAGGCCTTTGCCAACAACGACCTGGAGAAGATCAAGGAAGCCGTCTATCTGTGGGACTTCCTCGAGGTCAACATCGTCCCGCCGGGAACCTACCTGCTGTCCGGAGGGATCGACTACAAGATCGACAGCACCCTTGCCCAGATCAAGGCGCCAAAGGGGCAGCCGGCTGCCAGCCCACTTGGTTCGGTGAACCTGTCCGCCGTGCTGTATCGCCGGTTCGTGAAGGAGAACTACTGGCGCGACGCCTCCTATGCAGACAAAACCTACACACAGAATGTCTGCAGCGCCGTGCACATGGCCTCCGGCCAATGCGTGGGCTGGACCGAGCAGCAATACAGCCAGCGGGAAATGGTCTCGGATGCCGGTTGGGCCGAAGGCACGAAGATCGAGGATGTCCCCTCCATCAAGCTGCAAGCGCAGATACCCGACGCCTATGCCCCGCTGTCCTTCACCATTCAGCCTGGGCAGATCCTGCTCAGCGATCGGTTCCACTTGAAGACCCCGGCCGTGAGCTATGACAGGAAGACCTGCAAGGCCGTGGACACGCAAAACATCAAGTGCACCTTGCAGGATCTCCAGGTCTTCATGAGGCCAGCGCCCATGGAGCTGACGAAAAGGTTCATCGATCGCGAGCAGCCAAGGCTTGATGAAACGGGCCGCCAGGTGCTCGCGCGGATCCAGCCGATGAAAACCGAGATACTCGGCGAAGCAGGCATGGAAGACCTGACCTGGGGCCTGCCGGTTTCCTTGAAACGCAAGGCAAGATGAAACGGGCCCTCCGCCAAGCGCCTTCCGCTCGCGGTCGCCACAACGGTTGATCGATAGAGGCCCGGAAGGCAGGCGGCAGGACAGACCGGCTCGGCTGGTCATGTTCGATGACGACCAGCCGATGACCGACCCAGACCGGATCTTGCGTCCAGATAAAAGCCGCGCACGGGGCTGAATTGCAGGCAACGGCCGAAAACGTGACAGGTGCTGGGGTACTCCTCGGACACTCCGGAAAAGTAGTAATTACGGAGCGGCTTATCGGGAGAGGGAGGCGGTTGCGAGGCCGTAAAAGTATGAAAGCGTTATGGGGACACCCCAAGGAACTTGCTTCAGCAATACCGGACAGGAAAGAAAAAAGCCCCGTAACTCACTGAGCTACGGGGCTTTCCTGTTGGAGGCTGAGGTCGGAATCGAACCGGCGTTCACGGATTTGCAATCCGAAGTAAAACCCAACAATTTCAGATGGTTAACGGTGGATAATTTCCGCATCATAGCCGTATTCGTGTCTCTGGAGGCCGCTGATTAGTTGGAGGGAGAACATAGATGCGGAAATGATTTCAGCCCCTCCATGGCATGCCCGAGCACCACTCTCCGCTCGTCGGACGCCCTCGAATACTGGATATTCATACAGCATAATTTCCGGCCCAACCGCCCGCCGGAGATTCCATGTCCTACTCCGACCCTAGGCATTGCCATCATCAGCGCGTAACACAATGGCTTGCAGCGATGCGGCAGCATGCTGCCTGGCTGTACGCCGCGGATGAGCAGTACCTGTACCTGGTCGCCGAGGCCAACGAGCTCTACCAGTGCGGCGTCGTGGGCCTGCAGGACAGGCACGACATGGTCACCGACGCCCTCGGCATGTACTCATGGGCGATCGAGCACGGCATCACGCGCGAGACGCACTACTGCTCTGACTGCTGCTACGACGTGCTCGACGGCGGCGCCGTCGTCGGGAGCGTGGACGACGAGGGCATCTACCACGGGCCCGCACCCGCACGACAGCGGCTGGGCTACCTCGGCCGGGATCCCCTGGACGGGATAACATACTTGCGCCTGGGCCAGGCGCTTGAGCGCGCCGGCGTCGTGCGTGGCCTGGTGATCGAACTCGACGCCGGCGGCATGCTGCTGCTCGTCGAGCAGATCCCAAGCGACTTCCGGCCATGGCGCTGGGCCTGACTTTCAGCGCTCCGCTTCGTAGGCTGCTACGCCTGAGCCGACGGCAATCCATCCATCCGGCGAGTGCGCGGTGTCGCAGATGGATACGTCCACCGTCTGGCCTTCCTTGGGTTCGGCCGGCAGGATCGCCGCAGTGCGCCGCAGGTCGTTTGAAGACGGCGCGAACGTGCTTTCAGAGCAGTGGAATGCCCATATCCCGTGCTTGCCGGAACTGCCTATCTGGCGGTCCAGCTTTAACGTCCACTTCCCCGCCAATCGAATCACCAGCATCGCCCTGCTCCGTAGGAAAAGGCCGTAGTCTACTCCTAATCCTGACAGGCCCGGTTCGCAGCCAGTAGCTGCGCCTCGTAACCGATCCGCTGCCGACGCTCTGCCAGCAGCGCACGGACCTTGGTCTGTAGGTCGTCGCCTTTCCGCAGCCCAGCCGTGGCCCAGGCTGGCACCTCCACCGCCGGCACCCGGCAAGGCACCGCCACCGGCACATCTACGCGCACCGTGCGCGGCTCAGGCTCGACCTGGCCGGCGCATCCCGCCAGCGCGACAATCACCAGCATCAGCACCGCCTTCATAGGCCCAACTCCTGATCGATGACCACTTCGGCTGCCAGGCACTGATCACCAGCGGTTCGCTGGCTCAGCAGGCGCTGGGCTCCGGCATACTGCTCCGCGGCCTGCTGTCGTCCCTGCTCCACCGCCTGGGCTGCATCCCGGGCGCGCTGCTCACCAGCCTGACGCAGCGCGGCGACCTGCCTGCTCTGCTCCGCCACTGCGGCCTCCAACTCTCCCCGGGAGGCACGGCAGGCAGCCAGATCCGCGCTCACGGCATCCAACTGCGGCCGGTAGTGCCGCGCGCCGAGCCACACACCGCCGGCGGCGCCGAGACCGACCAGCACCATGAAGGCCAGCGCGATGGCTGCCCAGCGCCAGGAGATCACGACAGCACCCTCTTCGCCCGCTCCCACAGCGCCAGGCGCTCTACCTGGCCGTTCATGCCGCCGTTGATCCGGCGGGTGATGGCGGCGAACTCGCCCCGGTCGGCCAGGTCGTTCAAGCCGTGACTGGCCCACCACCAGGCCGCCGACAGCGCAGCGAACTCTGGTTGCTCGAGCAGTTCGGGTTCCTGCTCCAGCGGCTGGCCCAGCCCGGCGCCGGCAGCACGGTAGTTCGACCGGCCGGTGACCTGCAGCAGCCCGCGCCCGCGGAAACGCCAGCCGTCGCCGGAGGCCTCATCGCCGTTCCCGTTGCGCGAGGCATAGGCGTTGTTGGCGATAGCCCGGGGGTTCCGCGCCAGGCGCTGCGCCAGAGCGTTGGGCTGGCCGTCGGCGCCGAGGTACCGGCTCGGCCAGGTCGAAGCCAGGCCGCGGGCGCTGTAGTTGAGGTTCTCCACCAGGTGGGTCAACTGGCCGCTTTCGTGGCCAACTTGGGCGAGGAACGCCGCCGCGCGCACAGGCGACGTGATACCGAAGCGCGTCATCCCGCGGTTCAACGCACCAACAAAAACGCCGGCGCGAGGGCCGGCGTTCGGAAGGATATGCAGCAACTGCTGCTCAGTGATAGGCATGCTGATCTCCAGGCACAAAAAAAAGCCCGCAGAGTGCGGGCTGGTCATAGAGTCTCGGGCTGCATCTCGGGAGGTGCCGGCATCGACAATCGGACATCGATCCAACTGTTGAGCGGGACATCCAGTGGGGCGCCCTTCCCGAGCACCATTTCGCCGTCGTCACTGAGTGTCCAGCGCTGTTTGAAGAGCCGGATGGTGACCGTCCCATCCTCAGCCTGTTCGCTGTCAGTGATACCGAGTGGGCGACCGCCGTCGGGAGACGCAGGGTCGATCACGCGCCAGCCCTCTTTCGCTAGCCCCAGGCTACCAGAGACCTTGTAGACGCCAACGGCGAGCCGTTGAACAGTAACGCCGCGGGCCTCTGCGTTGGCTACACCCCAAGCCCCCGCAGGCTCGAAGTCCAGTTCGTTGAGGTCCGGTCTCAAGCTCCCATCAACGTTGGCGATACGCACGACCGGCGATGCAGCACGAAGCGTCCCGTCGGTTGCTCTCGTCGTGTTTATAGTCGTGTAGAACTCGAAAATAGGGGCAGACGAGAATTTCCCGCACCGACCTTTGACCGTAGATGCCGGCACCTGGCCGAAAAACATCTGCGCTCCTCGCAAGTCGGATCCGTCGTAGCCGATCGTCAACACAGATCCGTTGCTAATGCCAGTTGCCACGGAGTCAACAGTTGTCGAATCGAATATCTCGACGCTTGTCGCATAACGATGAATCGATGGTGCTCGGTCAGGACGCTCAGAACCAATCCCGAATGCGCCGACCGGCATGGCGTTTCCAAGCGTTGTACCGATATCGGCCTGGGCGGCGCTGCGCAACTCGAGCGAGTTCCTCGCCTGGGCCGGCGTCGGTGCCGTTGCCCACGGCTGAATGCCGGCCAGCGTCCCTCCCCACTGGTTCGCTATCAGGTTGAATCGATCGCTCAGCTCCTTGTCGTAACCCAGGATTGGCGCAACCGCATAGGGCTGGCCGCTAGCCGTGCTGCCCCGGTAGTTGGGCTTTATCGACATGACCGTCGAACTGGCGACGTTGCTCACTTCGTAGAGGCGCCCGTCAGGGGCAATAAAGGCGTCGCCTACCCGGACATTCGAAGAAAACTGAGTTCCGGTGCCGGTGACGGTCGGGCTATTTTCTGTCACCGCGACGGTGCCGGTTGAATACCATGCCATTTAAGCCTCCATCAAATTACGCGACAACAATGAGTGGCCAGTTGAACTTAAATCCGATCTCATCCGGAACTAACGAGGAGACGAAAATCATGGCCCGGGAATTGTACAGGAACCCTATACGAGGGGGTTCCAGAGTATAGATATGCTTTAGATTAAAATGACTCACCAGAAAATAGGTGGACAACCCATATGGATATGGAAGTGCCCATGTTTGCATGTGCATACCTCCGGGCCAATTAGGGTTATGTGCGTATAACTCCCACTCCTGCGCCCCTCCAACAAACCGCACAATCTCGCGATTACTGTCGAACATGACACGCGACTGAGCATCGAATACATGCATGCCCCACCCTCCTATACGGGGTAGCATGACTGCTGCGGCCTTCCACTTTCCTCCATATACCGGCGGGTCGGTATCTTGGAAACTAGACTGGTAAAACGCAAATCCAGACCAAGCCCCAGCCCCTCCCAGATGTCGAAATCTATAAATCTGGTGAGGCCCATTAGGACAGAAGTATACATATGGCTCGTAGGGCGAGTTAATTGGCGCCGAGTAGTTTACAACAATTTCCACCGCCCCTTGAACGCCATACACCCCACCTTCAACAATATGCATGCAGGGGTTTGAGTCATCGATAATTGTTTGCCCATTGTTCCCTCGAACAAGGATACCGTAGCTCATGAGAACATTACCGCATGTAGGACATAGGTAACATTTGGAGATCCGTCTCGCAAAAACGTAATTACATTTCCAGATATTCTATAGGAAGGGACGTTTCCAAATGGGTAGCCGCTTGAGATTAAGAAAACTACACCACGAGCGGGATCAAAGCCGGGAATACTCACTGCCATTCCTCCTGTGATCGCTCCAATCGATTGTCGATATACAGTCCGCGCCGACTGGCCGGTGAGGTCCATCACGATCCCTCCGGCTGCGTTTCGAATTCGGATGCCATAGCTCATGCGTCGAGATTCCCGATCTGTACCCGTAACACCAGGTTCGCGTCGTAGACTTTAACGGCCTCCGCTGTCTGCCTCATGAAGCCTCCGGACGTTGCGCTGTTCATCGTCAAACTCCCTGCTTTATCAAGCTTCCACAGCGGCTCGCCGTTGGCACCGAGTGCGGTCGACTGAATCACGTTGCCGATCTTCGCGTTCGTAATCGAACCGTCCTGAATCATCGCGGTGTTGATGAACATCTGGCCTCCGACGATCGAGACCGGCGCCACGGTCTGCCCGCTGGAACTGTTGAACCAGAGGAACCGATCAGCCTGGAACGCCATGGTCGTCACGCTCGTGCCGCTGTCGAAGCCCAGTTGCCAGCCAGCGGCGTACGACTGCCCATTGGCATGGGCCTGGAGCTTTACGCTGTAGAGCGCCTGAACGTTCCCATCCAGAGAGGCCACTGCCTGGGACGTCGTCTGGATTGCCGCACTGTTGCTACCCACCTCCGCTGAAAGTTGGTCGATGCGCTGGGCAGTGGCTTGTCTGTCGCTCGCGGTCACCTGCTCGACCGTGGTAATGCGCCCCTCCGCAGTTGCAGTCCGCGCTTCAAGCAAGCTCGTCCGCTTCGCCTGCGCTTCGTCCTCGTTCGCCCGCACGGTGACTTCGGTGGCGGCTCGAGCAATGGTGTCCCAGCCCTTCAGCGCATCGGCCTTCTCTCCGGTCGCCGGCTCCCGGCGGGCGGCAGCCTGCAGAACATCCAGGCTCGAAGCCGCCGCTTCGACCTTACCGTCGAGCTCGGTGATATCCGCAGTGTTGGTGGCCACCTGCTGGGCCAGGCCGTTGGCAGTCTCGATCGACTGTCCGATGTCGGCCCAGTAGGTCGCATTCGGCGGAGAGGCGTTGAGCGGCACCGCCTGCTTCGCTTGATACAGCCGGTTGCCGACCCGCACGATATCGTTCTTCGCGTAGGTCTTCGTCGGGTCGTAGGCCAGCACATCGGTCAGATTGTCGATCTGGTCCTGCAGGCCACTGATATCGACCTGCATCTGATCGATGTCGGCGAAGAACTGCTCGCCCAGCGCGGACTCGACGTACTCCTTGGTGATAAGTTCGTTGTACTCGCTCGCATCCGTCGAGCTGATACCGTCGACCCAGGCCGACCAGGGGCCGACGTTGCCGGTCCGGTCGATCAGCCGCCCGCGGAAGGCCAAGCGAGCGCCGGCCGCGAGCGAGGTCAGCGTGTGGGTGTCGGTCGGGTAGGCAAACAAGCCCAGGGCAGTTGCGTTCTGTTCGCTGCCGCCCGGGGTAGCCGACTGCTGGATCTCGGTGTAGGCGGTGTCCGCCGCCCCACTGGCCGGGAATCCCCATTCCAGACCGATCTTCCACGGTCCGCTGGTGGTACGCAGGAACGCCAGCGCCGGTGGCGCGCCGGTCTTACCGCTGAGCTGGGTCAGGATCGAGCTCTTCCAGACCGACGTGATGTCGAACGCCGACACCGCGCGCACCCGCGCTAGATAGCCACCTGCGTAGATGCCGGTCACATCGACGCTGGTGGTGCCGGCACGCGGCAGGCGGATCCAGTTGCCGCTGTCCTTCTTCCATTCCACGTCGTAGGCGACAGCCCCTTCCACGGGGGGCCAGGCGATGGTCATCGTGCTGACCGCCAACCCCTGATCGAACTGGTAGTGCGAGGTCAGCGTGACGCTCGCCGGCGGCGCCACGGTGGTGATCGGGATAACGCTGATCGGGCGATCTTCAAGACGCGCGCCGGTATCGATGTGGTCGAACTTGCTTGGCTCGTACTGCAGGCCGTTGATGGTCCATTGGCCGTTGTCGTCACGCTTGGTGCTCATCACCCGATAGAGCTGGACAGCCAGGTCATCGGCGTCGAGCGCCCAGCACAGTTCCGGCTCCGGCGTCTCCGAGTAGGCCGCGGTAACGGTGACGGCTTTGCCGTTGACCGACTGCACCGTCCGGCCCTCGGCGCGCCCGCTCGGCAGGTTGATGATCAGGCGATCACCGGCCTTGGCTTGAGTGACGCGATCGAGCGTCAGCACTCGCCCCGCGACACCGGAGATCCGCCCGCCGATCTCGCGACCAGCCAGCAGCGAATCGGCCACCGGGATGATGTAACCCGGCAGGGGTATCCGGCCCTCCGTCCCAGTGGTGAAGGAGATTGTCCGATCCTGCACGCTTGTCAGCACCACCCACTTCGCGCGGCGCTGCGCCTCGCTCTCGCGAGTGCATCCAATGGCAGAAATTTCCACCGGGTTGTCGCCATAGCGGCGTAGCAACGTCGTGTCGGAATAGCCCGTCACGTCGGTGTCGTAGTTGTTCGCCGGATTGTCGTAGCTGACCAAAGCGCGGCTGTATCTCGATCGCGCGGAGGCAGCGCCGTAGGACATTTTCCCATCGATCGCATTCGCCCGGGTGAACACGTAGTCGAAGTCGGCAGTGCGCGGCATGTCGGCCTGCGACACAAGCTGGCCCTGCGCCCAATAGGTCATCCCCCGGTAGATCGCCGCAATGTCCCTCAGCAGTGTCCAGGCTTGGGCGCGAGACTGCAGGTTCAGATCGCACAGAAAGCGCGGCTCCTGGCCGCCCTTCCCGTCTGGCACCAACTGGTCGCAATACTGGGCGATCTTGTACATCTCCCACTTGTCCACCATCCAGGGCTTGATCCGCTTGCCCAGGCCGAAGCGCGCATTGGTACTGATGTCGTAGGTGACCCATGCCGGGTTGTTGGTCCAGGCCTGTTTCATCGTGCCGTCCCAGATGCCGAGGTAGGCCCGGGTCTCCGGATCGTAGTTGCTCGGCACTTGGACCTTCCGCCCGCGGCAGTCGACTGTGACAGCCGGAATGTTGCTGAACTGCTCTGCGCTGAACTCGACGTACAGCAGGGCCGTGTTCGGGTAGCGCAGCTTCGCGTCGATCACCTCGGTGTAGCCGGCGATCAGCATGGTGTCGGCGATACGGTTGTTGTTCTGGTTCGGCGTCAGGCGCCGCACGCGCAACTGCCAGCCACTGGTGGCCGCCGGCAGGTCGATCCGGCGGGAGCGCTCGTAACGGGTGGTGGTCTTGCCATCGACGGCCTCGCGCAGCACCTCCTGGTAGGCGCCGCCGTCGGTGGACAGATCTACGGCGTATTCGATCCGGTACCCGCCGATGTTGCCGTTGGTGTCCTGCTGTTGTAGCGCCGGCCAGGCGAAGCGCAGGCGCACTGCGGAAAGTTGGGTATTGCTCAGCGAGCGCACCCAGGGCGTATCGCTGCGCAACTCGACGTTGACGCTGGTTTCATTCTCAACGGCAGGGATGCCCGGGATGTAGTCCTGGTCCACCGACCCCGCGCGCCACTCCCACTTAACGTTGGGGAAGTTCAGGTTGCCGCTCGGGTCCATCAGCGGGGTGTTGTCGAGGTAGATATCGCGCTCGCTCGGAACGCCGGCGAACTCGCCCTCGCCCACGGCGAGCAGAATCTTGGCCATCGCGACCGAGCGCAGGCTGTCGGGTGCCTCGACCGGCTGTTTCGGCTTGCTACTGCCGCCCTTGCGGCCGGCCAGGTGCTGGTGAACTGCGCCCATGCTTTCCTCCGGGCATGAAAAAGCCCGCCGAAGCGGGCATTGGTGGTCTAGGCAGAGCCTACGCGGCGCTATCCAAGCCGAGCGTCATCTGCAACTGGTCACGCCAGTACTCGACCTGGTGAATCAGTCCCGGCTTCTTCTGCTTCCACCGGGCTAGCTCACGACCGTTGAGACTGGCCAACTCTCGAGCATCACGCAGTTCGCGGCACGCACGGTCGAACTGGCGCTTTTCGGTCAGTTCGCCCCGCAAGAGAGCATCAATGTGTAGGTCGCACCAAACAGCAAAGTCGACATCGAGCCAGCGAGCGAATGCCACAGCCAGCTTCGGATGCAGCCAAGTGCCACCGGCACGCCCCTTCGAAGTCTTAACTAAAAGGTGGGATTCCCCCACATTTAAATGGCGCGCCAGTGCGTCCGTGTATTTCACCGTATCCGGCAGGCGCAGCCATTCCACCGGTTTTTTGCCGAAACGCTTGGCCACATCCGTGGCATTGATCCAGCCATCGGAATTGAATCGAACAGCCTGACCCTGATAGTTGAAGGGAATAACGTTAGACATAGTGATGCTCCATCCGCCTGAAAAAGAGAAGTGCAGGCAGGGGCGTAGGCGGAGCTGGACCGACCCTTTTCGGTAGCGAGCCTAGCCTGCACGTGTGCCCCAGTTGGGGGTGCGGGCACAAAAAAGCCCCGGCACGCCGTGCGGCGTCCGAGGCTTTGGGTTTTCTGTGGGCACAAAAAAAGCGCCTTTAGGCGCCTTAGGGAAGTCAGTTACTTTTGTTCCAACAATGCCTGAACCATACAGTTTTTGATTATCAAACGCAACTCATGCGGCTGCAAGAATCGGCAACGTATGTGTATCTTGCCCCCTTTCCACGCGGATGGCTACACCTTGTCCTCGGCATAGATCGACGCCGAGATAATCGCCCCGCCCCAGCGGCGCTTCCCATAGCAGATCGGAACCGGGTTCCCGCTGGCGGTGGTGTTTCTGGCGCTGCCGAAGGCGTAGCTGGGCAGGTTCTCCGGGGCGGCTGACTGGCTCAGGCCCTTAGCTTGGGGGCTGAGCATCTGGACAACGCCACCCAGCGTAAGGGCAACGCCGACTTGCAAGGTCGGGGCGCCAAAAAAACTAGCAACAATCAGGGCAGCGCCAACAACAGTTTGGAGAAGACCAGCACGCTTGCTCCCCGAGATCACAGGAACAATCCGAACCTCTCGCGAACCGCCGGAACCCATATCCCCCTCACCAATGTTCTTGCGGTTGCGGAAGATGGCGAAGCGCATACCCATTCGCTCCAGGCGCTGGATAGCTTCCTTGAAGCCCGGCAGGGTATTGCGCAGAGCGCTGAACGCTTCCTGCACAGTACCGGTGTCGAGCAGGCGTCGGTGCTCCCGGCCGAACTCCCGAATGAGCGGGCCGGACAGTTTGATAATCGTCACGGAAGACTGCGACATCGCACCTCCAACAAAAATGGCCCGCCGAAGCGAGCCTAATAGATCATTCAATTATTCCTGAGCTAGATAGGTGCTCTGGCGCTCCATGTTCCACAAAGAATGCAAACAGCGGGAAGCCGGAAATCGACCTGCCCAACGCAGACACTGACGCGAGCTCAAAACCACGCCCCGTGTTCATGTACCAGCACACGGCTTTATCGCGAGAGGTGCCAAGAGACTGGTGATCCGTGTAGTCAACACTCACATAGGACTCTTGCAGTTTCGCCCTTCTACGGATATCCACTTGGAGCGCAGCCTCTTGATCAACGCTGAGTTGCCCGTTGCGGGATTTAAGCTCAGCGAACCGCCGGAGATTTCTTTCCTCAGGCGCAGCAGTAATTACAGACGATGAGTTGACGGAGATACCTGCGGGATCTACGGCCATTTTTCTGATAAACGACTCGCAGGCCGAGATCATCTTCGCGTCATCAGAGTTTGAGCACCCGGCCAGAGCAGCCAGCAGAACTAATCCAATCAGCTTCTTCATGGTTCCCTCCTATCAGATCGCGGGAGGGTAGCACAGCCTATGCCATTGCCTGACCGTGGCGCAGCACCAACCGCGCCCGCTCAGCCCAGTTCCCGCCGTAGACGATGATCTCGCTTGGCTTGCCGTAGAGGTGGTGCAGCAGGAATGGCCCGGCGCCGAAGACCTTGCTGTCCTCCCCGGGCAGAGCCGCGTCGGTACCGAGGTAGATGCCGGCGTGGTTTGGGTGCTGCGTGCGCCCGACCTCGAAGACGATCATGTCGCCGCGCCGCGGCTGGTCGACCGGGCAGAACCCGGCCGCCTGGAAGTGCTGCTCATACAGGCTCGGCCCATCGGCCTGCTCCCACCAGCCGTCCTCGCGCGCGAAGCGCTCGAACTCCAGGCCCCACTCGCGCTGGTACCAGTCGGCGCAGACCTGCCAGCAGTCCCAGGCGCCATGAACGAACGGCCTTCCCAGCAGCGGGATGTTGCTCTGCGGCGCGATGGTCCGCAGGTCGCCCTCCGGCCAACTGAGGATGTGCCAGGGCAGGCCCGACGCCTCGCACATGGCGAGGTCGTGCGGTGACGGTCGGCTGGTCGCGTCCGGATGGCTGTGCACGATGGCCACCACCTCGCCCTGGTCCTCTGCCTCGGCGTACGCCTCGGGTGCTATGCGGAACTCTTCGCCGGCGTCGGCAGCGGTGTTTTCGCAGGGAACGTATCGCTGGCTCCGGCCAGAACGGATGATCAGTCCGCAGCACTCGCGCGGATACTCTGCCGCGGCATGCTTCTGCACGGCGGCAAGGATGTGCTTGAGCATGGTTATTCCAGCGGCTGGAAGGTGAACTTTGTGGAGCCGTCACAGGCGTGCGCGCCCGGCACGGCTCCGGGCGGCACATCGACAGTACGGCGATAGGTCGACTCGGTTCTCCCCGAGACTCGTACCTCATCGACCACAACCCCGCCGCCCAACAGCGGGATGGTCAGCGTTGCACCGATGCGGCCGAGGCCTGTCTCCTGATAGAGATGGTCGACAGTCAGCAGGTACTTCATGGTCAACTCCTGGCAATGATCGAGACAGCGGGGAAGCCGCCAAAGGGTAACTGGTTGCCCTGCCCCCAACGCTTGTTGCAGGACCGATAGAGCCCGGCGCACTGGTCCTTCGCAGGGTCGTCGGTCGGGTTGTCGTCGATGTCGAAATAAGGGCCGGTGTAGCCGCAGTCGGGGCCACGATAGCCGCCGGTCATGCACCAGTGGCAGAGCGTGGTCATCTGCCTGCCGACAGCCTCGTTGCCGACATCTCCCGGGCTTGCCAAATCCCAGGTAACAGCCTCGTTGTCCTCGGCGGATTTCTGGTCGATATACCAGACGCTGATGGATTCCTGGGTAGGGTCAGCATCTGGGTTACCGTCGGGGAAGTTCTCCCCATCCAGATATTCCGCCAGCGTCTCTCGAATGGTGAGTTGGAAGTTCGCCAGATCGTCGAACGCCAGGCAGAGAGCGGTGATGCTGCCCGTCACGTTGCCTGCTGAGAACTTCGGGCGTACTGCCGTGCCGTTGCCGTTCGCCTCGATGCCGCTGATTTGGACGGGCCAGGCGGAGTACTCCTGTCCCTGCCACCAGATCGACTTCGCAGGTAGTTGGTCTGCGTTTGCGCCAGCGGCTGCTAGCTCCTGCGGAGTGTGAGGGATGGCGTGGCCATGGAAACGCAGCACCTCGGCACCGAACTCGCTGCCGTCGAGCTCGAAGAGCATGATCTCGGCGCCCGGCTCCAGTTTCTGAATCTGGGTGTTGATGCTCATGGGTGGTATGCCTGGGTAAAGGTGGCGGTCAGGGTGTAGTAGTCACCCCCTCCTCCGCTGATCGAAGGTGCGGTTCCCCGGTAGAAACCAAGTTCGCCAAGCGGGGGCGTCCAAAGGAACGATTTTGCACCAGCGTGTCGATCAAGGAAGCTCCTGATCTCCTTGATCTTGGTGCCGGTCCCGCTGATGGAAATATTCCAGGACTGCGCGACGTTGTTCAGCCCGTTCTCGGCCACCTGCTCGTAACCATCGCCGAACTTTCTGTTCAGCGTCGCATAGTCCGTTGTTCCAGAAGACTGTGAGTGAACGCACCAAGTAAAGGTCTCAACGGCCATTCTGCATTCTCCAGATGATGCCGCCGGGTTGAGATTCTTGGGCTATCACGCCACGCGCCACATCGGCGATCATCTTCGATAGCTGCATGGCGTAGTTGTCATTGGTGTCCGAAGTGACGGACTGCGAAGTCGTGCCTGCAGTCACCGTGACATTGGTGTTGATCTGGAACGTATTGCCACCAGCACTCTTCGCGCCACCACTCCCAACAGCCCTAACTCCGAGACTGCCATCTGCCGCCCTGGTGAGCGGCATAATGGCCTCCGGCCCGGCCTCGCCAAACACGCCCGCCCCTTTCGCGAAGGCGAAGAACTGCGGGCTGTTGTACACCCCGTTACTGAATGCCGAGAGGCTTGGCGAACTGTAGACACCGCCTTTGGCGTTCGCGGTGAAATAGCTGCCGATCGCACTGATCACACCGTTGCTGCTGCCAGACATGGACGAGATGAGCGACGTAATGAACTTGTTCTGCGCGATTCTCGCCAAGTCGCTCAGCACCGAAGTGGTGAGGCTACGGAACGAGGCCTTCCCTGTCGTAACGAAGGTATGGAGCTCATCGTTCAACCCATCCAGGCCGCGCATCATCGCCGAACGGGTTTGACTCGCCGTGTCATCGATCTGTTCGAACCAGGTCCGAGCCCCAGATGCTGCACCAGCCAGCCAGTCCTGGCGGGCCTTATCCATCTGCTGGTAGCCATCTTTCTGCGCTTGAATCCGCTTGGGAAGGTATTCACGCTCCAGATCGATCTGCGCCTGAAGCTCCTGACGTTGCTTCTCGGTCGTAGCCTGGGCCAGCTCCGTCTGCAGTTGCAGGACACGGTCATTCGATTGCTGCTCAAGTTGAATGCGCTGCTGATAGCGCTCTGCTTCAAGACCGCCCATGCCTACGGCGGCCGCCTGCGCAGCGTATTGCTCACGCTGGAGCAACAACTGCCGCTCAAGCTGCGCCTGGTACTGCTCGGCTGCGGTGAGGCCCTGGGCCCCCTTGATTGCCGCGGCGTAGTTCAGCGAGGCCTGAGCCAGCGCCTTGCTGTACTCCTCGCGAGTGATCTTGCCCCTGGAGAGCGCCAGTTGAAGCTGAGTCTCCTCCTTGGTCAGGGTGCGCACAGCCTGGCCGGCCGGGTCGTACTGGGCCAGCAAGCGGGAGGCGGTATTGTCAGCCTCACGCACGCCGACATTCTGGCCGCGGGCCTTCGGCGCGCTCTTCTTCGCCTCACGCTCCTTGATGTCGGCGATCTGCTGCTCGATATTCTTGCGGCCCTTGGCGAACTTAGCCTCTTCTTCGGCAGACAGAGCGCCGGCTTTCTGCGCGGCAAGCCGACCTTTATCAAGGGCATCCATTTCCTGCTGCAGCCTCTGGATCTGCGTCAGGGATGACTTGTAGGTCGAATTGATCAGGTCGATGCCTTTCTTGCCGGCCGCCTGGATCGCGTTGTTCGTTGCCTGCTCCAGGTTCTTCGCGCCGTCGGCGGCGATCTTCGCCTGAAGGTCAGCGGCGCGCTTATATAGCGCATCGAGACTGGGCTGGCTGATCCCCAGGCCAAACGCGGCCCGGCCACCTCGCCCAATGCCCTTCTGGGCATTCTCGATCTGCTTGTAGACCTTCTGCAGTTGCTGTTCCGGCGACTCGGTACGGCCAATATCGAGCATGGCATCCCATGCTGACTTCGCGGCACTCTTCAGTCCGTTCCAAGCCTGCTCTACCACCCCCAGGTTCTGCTCCATCTCCGTGGAGCGGCTCGCCAGCGCGTTGGCGTATGCATCGGTCGCAATGCGGGCAGCATCCATTGTGCGCCCCTGCTCCTGCAGCGACTGGATGTTCGCGTACTGGCTCGCGGTCAGGAAGTTGAGCTGGTCGTCGAGCTTCTTCACCGCATCGACAGGGTTCTTGGCCAGGTCATTGAAGCTGCCGACCACATCCTCGACAGACTGGTCGGTGACCTTCGACCAACTGATCGCCGCCGCGGCGATCTTCGGGTAGAGGATCGTCAGTTGGTTGCCGGCGCCGGCCAGTTGCGTCAGCGCACTGGCAGCTTGGGCTACCGTTGCATTCCCTGCTCCGACCTGCTGCGCGAAGACCGAGAGTTGCCCGGCGGTGGTCCCGGCGGCGTTGCCGTTCTTGACCAGGGCGTTGGTCAAGCGCGACGACTCCACCGAGCCCTGGTAGAAAGCCAACGCCAGCACACCAGCGGCGGCGGCGGCGATGGTGTAGGGGTTCACCAGTCCAGCGATGTAGCCCCCGACGGCGCGCGCAGCCGGCCCGATTCCGCCGAACATGTCCTTGAGTTGGCCGCCCTGCTGAAGCAGCACGGTCAAGGGGGCCTGACCAGAGGACAGGCCGACAACGATGTCCGTTATCTGAGCCGGCAGCATCCGCATGTTCGCCGACAGCGCTTTGGCCGACATCCCAGTGCGGTTCATGCCGCCCTCGGCGTCGCCCAGGGCATTACGCATCGCCGTCAGCCGCTCGGTGTACTCCGCCACCGTCTCAGCATCGACCAGGCGCAGGTTTTTGTAGCGGGTGAGCCGTTGCTGCATGTCGTCGAGGCGGTCGAGCGCCGCGACAGTGGGATTGATCTGCCCCAGCAGGCGCGCCAGGCCGGCGCGTTCTGCGTCGAGGTCACTCGCGGCTTCGCGCGCGCCGCGGCCCGCACGGCTGGTGGACTGGTCCAGATTCTGGGTCTCGTCCGCTGCCCGCGACATGTTCGCCGCGATGCGCGACAACTGCGCGTTTATCGCGCTCTGGCCCTGGGAAAACGTGCTGAACGTCGACACCAGGTGCGACATCTGGGTGTTCAACTGTCCAAGTTGCGCGTTCGACTGGGTGATGCCGGTGTCAAGCCGACCGATACCCTGGCCCACCGACGACATGGCGTTTTCCAAGGCAACGGCGCGGGAGACAAGCGCCGTCATCTGCGAACTGGTCGACTCCGTCGCACGCTCGATGCGCGATAGCGACGCAACGGTAGCGGCCGCAGCCTTGCTCATGTTCGAGCCGAGGCGGACAGTCACCTCACTGAGGCGAGAGGTACTGCCGGCGGCTTCGTCCCCGCTGCGCTCAACTCGGTCCAGTGCGTCGCTAAGACTGGTCGCGTTCTTCTCAGCGCCCCGGGAGTCGATGATTATTGAGAGGCGACTTTCTTCCGCCATGGCGGTCTCCGGGTTCTTGTTCAGCAGGTTCTGATTGCGCCGCGGCCCACTGGACGCGGTACTCGTCGTCGAGCGCGAGGACCGCCGCCTCGAACTCGGCGATGGGGATGGCGGTGGGGTAACGCAGGAGGTAGGCGTCGATATCGCGGTGAGAAAGCGGGGCCGGCGCGCCGATCATGCCGATGAATTGCCGGCCTCTGCTGATCCGGTGGTAGGCCTCGAGCACCTCGGCGCAGACGGCGTCAATGGTGGGCTCCGCAGGGACCTGGAGCCCGAACCGTTCATGCTTCCATCGTTTCTTCTCGTTGTCGGGCCCCGCCCAGTCCCGAGCCCAGCGATACGCGCTCAGGACTTTCCCACGGTCTCCTGGGTACGCAGATCCGCGCGCACCGCGATGTCGGTGCCGGTCTTGAGCGCAAGCCAGTAGGCATCAGGGTGCTGGCGCATGAGCGCCTGGCCGCGCTCCGGCGTGTAGTCGGCGGGCACACCGGGCGCCGCCTCGTCCTGCACACCCTTCCAGTCCTTGATGATGTGCCTGGCCACCAGGCCAATCAGCAGGTCGTCGATATTGTCGAACTGAACATCGGCCAGAGTCAGCGGGCTGAACTGGCTGGTTCCGACGCCGGCCTGAGCATCGATCGCCTGCATGTGGCGGTTGATCATCGCGTGGTGGGATTGGAAAAGCGGATCGCCAGTCGACGCCACCAACAGCGAAAGGTCGGCCTCCGCTTCTACGTCGCAAGGCGACAGATGCCCCTGCTCGTCCAGTTTGAGATGCAGCCAGCGGGTGCCGTACAGGTCGATTTCGGGCTTTTTCTTCAGGGTGATGGCCATGGTGTTCCTCTGCGGTAAAAAGGCCCGGCGCGCACCGCAGGGCGCGTCAGGCAAGGGGTTACGCGGTTACGGTGATCGCGCAGGTATCGGTCTTGGTCGGGTCCGCCGTGCTGGTAGCGGTGATCGTTGCGGTGCCTACAGCCACGCCGGTGACCAGGCCGGTGTCGTTCACGGTGGCGATCGCTGCATCGGAGGTGGACCAGGTGACGGTCTGGCTGGCGCCGGCCGGTAGAACCTCGGCTTCCAGGTCTACGGTTTCACCGGCGGCGACCGAGGCGGTATCCGGTGTGACGGTGACGCTTGCAATCACGATCGGCGCCGGCAGGCGGGTGATGGTCGGCGGGATACGGCGCGCGGTGTAGTTCAGCTCGACCTGGACGATTTCCTCGGCGCCGGCATCCGGCCAGGACCCGTTCACTTCCATCTCCGGGAGGCTGATGCGATAGCCGCCGTCGGCGTTGCTGACGGTGAACTCCAAACTGATGGCGTCACCGGTCTGCTGTGCCTTCCAGAGCTGATAGGCCATCTTCGACCAACTGATCGTGATCGATCCCGACGGCGTGAAAGTCGTGGGGATGATGTTGCCCGGGAACGGGTTGCCGTTGCCGATACAGCGCTGGGTCTGTACCGCGTTGTCGAACTGCAGGTTGAAGCTGTCGACGCAGGCATTGCCCTCTCCCACCTGCTGGTCGTTGAGCTTCAGGCCGCTGATGTCCTTGAACGAGTAGCGGCGCTGCGCCGGCTCCGGCTGGGCGTTGACGATGAACGAGGTGTCATCGGCCTTATCGCTCCAACTGGTGGCAGCGAACGTGGTGGTGACGGTGATCTCGTTGTCGCCCGGGAAGTCGAACGCCATCGTCGCAACCTGGGCGCCACGGGCGATACCGGCGACGCCGATATCCGCGGCATAGGTGGCCAGGGAGAAGGAGATGCGGTCGTTACCCATGGTCAGGACGTTCGCGACCCAGTTCTTGCCGAAGCAGGAGGCCATGAACTCATCCAGCGCCCCGTAGCGCCATTTGCTCTCGATGTCACCGCCAACGTCGACGGTGGTCATGGCGGTACCCTGGGCCATACGGTCGGCACCGATCTCGTTGTTGGCCTCGGAGTTGTAGGTCGGTGTCACCCCGTTGCTGATACGGGTGAGCGTGTGCCAGTCGCCCGGCGGGGTGACGCCGGGGGTTACCTCTTTGATCCAGGCAAGCTGGACCTTCGCGCCGCTACTCATGGGGGCGTTTCTCCTGTGATAGGCGAAAAAAAACCGCCGTGCGGCGGTGGGTGGGTCGGGCTCAACCAGCCCGGTAGGGGATCGTCAGGTTGGCCTGGTACCAGCCGTGTCCATCATCGCCGGGAACGGATTGGGAGACGGCAAAGCACTCGAACGGCAGGACCGGGTCGCTGTAGAACTCGAAGTGCTCGCGCAGCGTATCGGCGGTCCGGGTCAGCAGCAGCGTGCCTTTGTAGGTCGGCACGAAGAGCTGCACGATGATCAGGCCGCTACGGCGAACACAGGGGCCGTTGCCGATCTCGGTAGCCGCAGAGGCGCCAGGGATATCCGCCAGGCGCGCCCAGATCAGCTTCCCGTCCGGCTTGAACGGGCCCTTTGGGTTGTTCGGGTAATCGACGTCGTCGGCCGGGATGCCGGTCCATGCGGTCATCCGGCTGATGATCACGCTGCGGATTTGCTCAAAGGTCATTTGGTGAACTTCGCGCTGACTGCCAGATGGGCCACGCCGTAGATTCCCGCCGGGGCCTGGCCGGAGTGGCCATCCTCCAGCGCGCCGGCGTAGATGAGATTGTTCTGGATGTAGACCACCGAGTACGGCACCAGGTGGGCCAATTCGGCATACCCATTGGCGATGGTCTCGTGGCCGGCCTTGTCATAGGCATCGAGCGAGTAGAAAACCGGCTCTCCGATGCTGACGATGTTGTTAGCCATGAAGCGGCCGGTATCGACAGGCGCGTGCTCCACGATCACCCGCAGGGCCTCCATGGACATATCGCTCTGCTTTTGCACCAGATCGGCTTCCACGGCCTCCATGAAGGCGCTCGGCGACACGCTCCAGGACCTTCCTCCCTTCCCCTTTGCCATCACGCTTTCCTCAACTGCAGATCGTGATGCACGCCGGCGGGATCACCGCCGACGCGCACGATGCGATAGCCCGCCAGCGGCCCACCAAGGATCGGGACCACGTCGGTAGTGCTCAGTTCATGGCCGACGGCGGGCTGGTCCGACACCTCGTTGATCAGAGCGATCAGTTGGATGTCGCCGACCAGGATGTTGATTCCGTCGATGCGGTTGGCCTCGTAGTTGTGGAAGACCCCGCGCCCGGAGTACCGCACGGGTTGGCTGGTGGTGGTCTCGGTGACCGGATCGAAGACGCCCGGCCCCGGATACTCGCCAGCGAACGAGGTCACCGACTCGCTGAACACGCTGTCGAACATCTGGCCGAAAATAGCCTGCATTTCGTCACGCACGGACACCTCCGATTTCGTACTCGACCCAGCACCGGCAGCCGGCGGTTTCGTTGTCGCCGGCCCCGAGCGTCTGGTCACCGGGGAACATCAGCAGCGCGCCACCGCCCGTCACGAACGGACTACCGAGTTGCTGTCGCTGGCCCTGCATCGGCGAATGAGTGTGCCGAACGCGGTTGTCGCCGACGTTGTGCCAGGTCTTCAGGACTCTGCTGCGCTCCAGTCCATTGGCGACAAGTTGCTCGTAGACCTGATCCCGTCCGGCGCTGAAGGCGTCGTGTGCCTCCGTCGCGGCGATCTGCTCGGCGCGGGTCCGCAGCAGTCGCTCGGAATAGCGGCCGACGATGCGATCGACATCCGCCGACGGGATCGGGCGGCGCGCCTCGACGGCTCGCTCGACCAACCTGTCGAACCGCCGATCCCTGCGAATGCGTGTCAGGTACTGGCGCATCTGCGCAGGGTCCCCGCTGAGCAACTGGGCGCGGGCGTTGGCCACTGCCTGAGCGTAGTTGCCGGAGAGTCCGGTGATTCCTCCGGTTCGCTGCCCAGTCTGCGGGCTTCGCCGGCCGACGATATCGAGTGCTGTCGCGCGCGGCGGGCGCCCCAGCAGATCGGCCATCTGGATCGTGTGGCGGACAGCCAGGCGCGTAGCATCATCGATGTCGCGCTGCAGGGCGCGGGCGTGCTCCGATAACCAGGTCGACGGCCCCGGACCTACAGGGTCGAACTCCGGGACCGGCCGTCCCGGAAAAAACTTGATTTCGAGGCTCGCGCCGGCCAGGTAGGTGGACCGCAGTTGCTCCAGGAACACCGCCAGCAACCCCAGCGACAGCACCGAGACAATGGAATCCTCATCCTGCTCGTTGATGTAGCGCTCGATCTCAGCCACGACAGCGGCATCCGTCACCGACCTGACCCGGTCCAGGTACGCCCTCTGCAACGCCGGCTCCTTTCCCTCGATTGCGCGCAGGATCTCGGCCTCGGTCATACCGTGAATACCGCTGGCATCGGGCACCGCAACACCATGATCGGCGCCAAGAGATCGTTGATGACCCCGACGAAGGGCTTGTTGGGCTGCTCGTCGCCTTCGGCTGGGCCGAAGAACTCGGTTTCGAGCGGCCCGACCTTGGCGCGTTTCACCGCGGTGGTCGCAACGTAGTCCGGATTCAGGCTGCCGGGCTTCAACAGTTCGCGCAGCGCGGCCTCGTAGGTGGCCTGCTCGACCTCCCGCGGCACCTCATCAGCCGGAACGGGCTCCCCTTCACGGTCAATGGCGCCTGCGCGCGGCCATTGCAGCGCTTGGGCTCGCCCCCCGGCTTTCTTGCCAGGAAAGACCAGCACGCATCCAGAGACCGGCTGTTGGGTGCCAAGGCCGTCGATGTAGGCTGATGCCCGGGCCAGAGCTGCTTCCTTGTCGGCCTCAGCAGCAGCCGCCCAGGCGGCATTGCCTCGGGTCTGGTGGTAGGCATCAGCACCAGCCACGGTTCCGTAGAAGTCGGCCATCATCGTTCTCGAATAGGTGGGCCATCCTGGCCCAGTCGACCATCCATGAGGCGGGTATTACCGCTGCTCGGCCTGCTTGTCGGCCAGGGCCTTCTGGAGTTCCTCCAGAGAGGCATCAGGACCAGCCGGCACTCCGAGGGTGGCCAGTTGTTCGATCAGCGCTTCTTTCTGAGCCGCCTCGTCAGCGGGCGGCGTGGCCTTGGCCTTGACCTCTGCCAGTTTCGAAACCAGGGTCTCGGTCTTGCTGTTGGCGCCGGCATTCACGCCCAGGGCCTTCAGCTCGGCGAACAGTTGCTGGCGGTACGCCTCTTCGCCGCCCTGGCCGTCACTCTGCACGCCGCCCTCGACCACCAGCACGCCGGTGACCACGTAGAAGGCGAGGTTCTTGCGGTCCTTGATATCGTCCCACTCGGGCACGTCAACAGACGCGCCCGGCGGGATGACGGCGCCGCTCGGCAGACCGATGGGGGTGATGCGGTTGGTATTGGTGATGAGCGCCATAGTCCACCCCCGTCAGATGCCGTCGGTGTAGCGGACTTCCGCCGGACGACGGATATCCACGCCACCGAGGCGGAAGATGCCGGGAACTTCCCAGCGGATCGGACCGGCCTGGTACACCGGCAGGAAGCGGTGCGGCATCGGGATGTGCATCTTCAGAACCGACGGATCGCGGCGGTAGCTGATCATGCGCGCGGTGCCGCCGGCGCCTGCGGTATCCAGGCCGTTCAGGCCACGGATGGTGAGCGGGCGACCAGTGGTGGCGGTGTAGACGTTGTTCTTCTGCAGATAGGTGAGGATCGTCTCCAGACCCTGTTCGTTCACCTTGCGGGTGGCGATCAGCAGGAACTTCGCGTAAGGCAGCAGCAGGGTGTCGGAGAACGCGGTGAACAGCGTGCCTTGCGTCTGGAGGGTCAGCGCGGTGTTCACGTCGGCCAGGATCTGGTCGGCGGTGGCGGTTTCCCAGTTCCCGGTGACGGCGGAGCCCGCGGTAACACCCGGGTAGTTGAAGAGGCCACTGAAGCCCTTGGACGCGTCACCCGCCAGGGCTACGCGGTCCACGAACTCCTCGTAGGCGCGACGCGCGGCGGCGGCATCGTCACCGGTCAGGTTGATGCCGAGCATCTGCGCCTGGCTGATCTCTTCCAGACCATAGCCATAGCCGATGGCAGCCATGTGCACGCTCGACTCGAACTTCGAGCGCTCGGTGCTGGCCAGCGGAAGGTCGTCGGCGTTGCCGTTGACCCAGTCGGCCTTGCCTACCTTGTCGGCCGAGTAGAAGGTGACGGTCTTGATCCACTCGGGCGCCGAGGTATCGACCGGGATCAGTTGCGGATACTGGATATCCGGGTAAACGATCTCGTTGACCTGGCGCTCGATGTAGGTGGTCTGCGAGACCACGAAGCCCAGGGCGGCCTGGGCGTCGAGCAGCTTGAATCGGCTCATGGTTTCTCCTTAGCCCAGGCGGACTTGAGCGAGTTGATTGGTGCCAGTGGTGCTGGTGTCGAAGCGCGCCCCGGCAACCTGCACGTTGTCGGTCGCGACGTTGGTCCAGGCGCCGGTGGCCGGCACGAAGTAGACCGGATCGCCTGCGGCGACCTGCACGGCGGCGGTTACCCAGATGGCGCCCTCGGTCATGACGCGGGCCGACTCGTACTGGCTGTACTGGTTGGCCTCGGCCTTGACGGAGCGGTCGCGGACGCTGATGCCGACGAACTTCGCGGCGGTATCGCCAGTAGTCGGCGCACGGCCGGCCTTGTCGGCGGTGCCCTGCATGACCGGGATGCCGAACGCCAGGCCGCCAGCGGCCTCGACGGTGCGTGAGATCAGGGTCTTCGGGACTTCGTCGACGATCATGCCCGGCAGGCCGGGGCGGATGTTCGCGCTGTAGGTGGTTTGAACGGCGGGCATTATTTGTCACCTCCTTTCCAGGCGCCGTTGACGCGCGCCTCGTAGGCCGCCTGACCGTTGTCAGCCGGGTTCAACGGTTTGCTGTCTTGCTGTTTCAGGTGGACACGCACCGGGTCGTTACTGGCGGCATCCTCGAGCAGGATGTCGAAGCGGGCGGCGATGTAGGCCTCCGGCTTGTCCTTGATGGCGGCGTCGCCCAGCTTGGCCACAACGGCCTCTTTGCGGATCTCGGCGGCGGACTTGCCGGCATAGTCGCCGTCAGCGATCAGCATCGCGCTGGCGATCAGGTCGGCGCGCTCTCGCACCAGTTTGTCGATGTCGGCGTCGCTCAGTACCTTGGCCTTCAGCCCATCGATCTCGGCGTCCTTCTTCGCCAGTTCGGCGTCTTTCGCTGCCATCGCGGTGGCGTGGGCGTCTTGGATGGTCTTGAGGTTCGCCCCGGCGTCGCCGAGTTGCTTCTGCAGCTTCTCGACGACCTGGGCGCCCTGCTCGGTGGTCTCGATCGTGAGGCCATCGACCAGGAGTTTGCGGAGTGCATCAGCCATGTCATGGCCTCCTGTGGGGGTTGGTTGCGCAGGTTTCTTGGCATCGGGGGTGCGCGAATCCCCGATGCGCAGTTGCTCGCCGCCCCTGGCGTGATCGACCAGAGCGAGGTGGTTCATTCGCATCGGGCCAAGCCGGGCGTCGTAGGTCTCGCCGGTGGGGGTCACCCCATCCTCGAAAATGACCTCTGCCTCGAGCCCCATGGATAGCTCGCGCTTTCCTGCCTCGTAGTCGCGGATCGCATCGGCATCCATCAACACCAGAGGCACGCGCACGAAGTCGCCGTCTCGCAGGACCTCCGAGCCGGTCTGGCCGATGGCGAGCTGCTTCCAGTTCTCCGCGGTGACCTCGCCGTGGTGGCCGTTGGTCATGGGGCGGTAGGCGTAGGAGCGCATGGCGTCCTCGGCGAAAACCGATTCCGGCGGCCGGTACACGCGGACAATGGGCATGTCGGGCTTGCCGACCTCGGAACCCAGGTATTCCTGGATGCCAGTGCGCGCTACCCGGGCATCGGCCACGAGGTAGCCGTCAGCGGTCCGGCGAACGCCGGACACCGACACGGAGTCATGAAGAAGCATCGTTATTCCTCGTCGAGGCGATCCGCCCAGCCCTCGTCGATCTCCTCGAAGACCTCCGGGCCGAGCTCGATGACGCCGCGGTACGGCTCAACCTGGTCAAGGTCGACGCTGCCGGGCTGGTAGGTGAAGGTGATGTGGGGCTGGTAGTCCGGCCAGTCCCAACTGGCACCGGCATCGCGAATTTCGACGTGCCGCCAGGTCAGGTCAGAGGAGTTGAACAGCAGAACCACAGCCCCTTTGCCGAACTGCTCGACCAGGCGCGGGCCGCCGGCGGAACAGGTCAGGTTTCCGTTCGGCTTGACCGTCCAGGCCTGGGTGACCTTCATCCAGTCGACGGGCGTCCGGCTGTAGGCGATGGTGACGTGCAGGTCGTCGGCCGGGAGCGTGGTCTCGAAGCCCTGGTCCTTCGCCCAGTCAATGATCGCGCCGGCGTTCAGCACCCGGCGCGAGACGTACAGCGTGCGAGGTGCCGCGTCGTTCAGCGCCTGGCTGGACGACCGGTTGCCGCCCTCCTCGTCCTGCTCGTCCTCGGGTACTTCGGAGCCGAACTCCTCCAGCGCCGACTCCAGACCGGGCATCACGCTGTTCTCGACCAGCAGGGTCTCGGCAGCCTTGCTGAGCGCGTCCTCGGGGAAGAGCCTTGTCTCGGCGATGGTCTTGATAGTCTCGGCGGTGATCTTCCCGATGTCCGCCCGCTCCTTCGCTGTGGTCTGCCAGAGGCTGTTCCAAACGTAATGGATCTCCGGCGGTCGGCTGCCCAGCGCGGACCGCACCAGGCACTCGTCCAGTACCGACATGGCCGGCGTAATGTCGAGCTCCTGACTGGATTGGATGCGGTCGTAGTAGTTGCGCAGGTCGGCCTCGCCGGTTGAGTTCATGCCGGCGGGGGACTGGCTGAGCATGCGGGTGGCCGGAATATCGGCAGCGCCGCAGCCCGCTTGCATGAAGCGGTCCATGATGTCCGGCAGCGTGCCGAAGTTCGCCGATTTGCTGTCGTACTCCTCGTCCTTGTCCAGCATCAGGGTGCCATTGATTCCCTTCGCCATGGCCGCCAAACGCATGCGCTCCAACACCAGCTTCTCGTACTTCGGGTCCTGCATCCCCTGCATGAAGTCGGGGATACGGATCACGTCGACCTTCGCTTCGAAGATGAGGCTGGCCACGTTGGCCATGGTGCTGTCGATCTGTTGGATGGCCTCGAACACGGCCTGCAGGACCGAGTCGCCCCACCCGAACTGGTTGCCGCTGGCCAGGTCCTGGTCAGGGATGTCGGCGCCGGTGAAGATCACCAGCCGGGACGGGTGAATCTCGATCGCGCTGCCGCCGAGCCGGTAGGCCTTGGGCTTGCCGTAGTTCGGTGACATGACGTCACGATCCTGCTCGGTTGCCGACAGGTCGCGCCGGCTCATCACCGTCAGATACTTGATGCCGCCGGCCTGGACGCGCTCGGGTACCAGAGGCTTGCTGGTGTCAGTTTCGCCGGTACCGATGAAGATCGCTGCGCCGCCCCAGAGCCGTGCCTTGATTAGAGCCTCCATGGTGCGGGCCTGGACCTGAAGGCGCTTCTCCTCGGCCTCGATCTTCTCGATCTGCGCCTTGCTGGCTTGCCATGCCCGCCAACGCCTGGTCGCATCCTTCGCCGGGATATCGACGACCTTGCGCGGGAACCAGGCGCCGCGATACGCGTTGTGCAACTGCTCATCGGTGAGCACGACCGGCGCGTAGAAGCTGCCGGCGGCCTTGTCTCGCTCCGTGCCCAAGTTGGCCACGAAGTTGACCAGCTTGTCAGTGAGGAAGCGCCTTACGCCCATTAGGAAACACCTGCGAGGGAATACTTCGTGATCGGGTATTCCTTGTGGATGAAATAGCCACCCGCGTCATTGGGGTGATCGATGTCGGCGGACTTGTCCGGCTCACCGTTGGCGCCCCACACCTGCTGTTCCAGGGCATCGGCGTAGGTCGGGCACCGGTCGGGGTTGACCCGATACCGGCGCTCGCCCTTGGCGTTGCAGAACATAGCGTTCATGGAGTTGATCCGGTCCTTGACCGGCGGGTTGGCGGTGGGCGCCGAGACGACGAAGCCGGCCTGCTTGAGCAGCGCGATATCGGTCTCGCTGGCCCGGACGGACTTGCGAGAGTCGCCGGAGGCGTCGGGGTAGATCCTGATCTGGCGGGTCGGCCGATAGTCGCCGTCGGCGTACAGCCAGAACCGCTCCTTGATCTGGCGGATCATGTCAGGGGTGTCGTACCCGTTGACGATCTCGTCGACCGCGTGCGGCAGGCCCAATCGCTTCACATGCACGACGGCGGCCATCTTGCCGACGTTGAAGTCCATACCCACGAATATCGGCTCGCCTGGCTGAACCGTCTCCTGCGAGGCGTTAAGAGTGCGGTCGTAGGCGGTGTAGATGGTACCCGCCGTCAGGTTGACGAACTGGCCGCGCAGATACGCCGCGATCAGTTGCGGCGGGTACGACTCCATCAGCGAATCGATGTAGTCGTCCGGCAGGTTCGCCTCGTTGTCGTAGGTGCTGGCCTGGACCAGGCCATACAGGTCCTGCAGGTGCGGCTTCTCGCGCAACTGCTTCACGAACTGCTGGAAGACGAACTTGAAGCCCTCCGGGGTGGTGGTGACGTCGACACGGTTGCGCAGGCCGTCCACCTTGTAGCGCATCCGCGCGATGATCTTGCGCCAGGCCTGCTGCGCCTTGACCAGCGACAGGACGTCGAGCTCGTCCACCAGGGACCGGCCGACCTTGAAACCGACGATGGTCTGGGGCTTCTCCATGGAGCGGCAGATGATCGTCGTGCGGTAGGCGCTACCACTGAAGAGGTGAACCTCGTGGTTCGCCTGGTTGATCCTGGTCCGCAGCCCCCAGTCGAAAGCCACCTCCTCCATCGTTGGGTAGAAGATGTCGCGGATCTGGGCGTAGGTCGGCGCGAAGTAGCCGGCGTTGATGCGCGGCCATTCCCAGGCGTGCTGGGCGAGCCCTGAGCAGCCCACCCAGGTCTTGCCGGAGCCGAACCCAGCCACGAAGCCGCAGAACTTGTTCGGGAGCGCCAGGAACTTCGCCTGGGGCCTATTCAGCGTCGGCATCACGCACCCTCGCGTCGATGATGGTCACCGCAACGCTGGTTGGCGGCGCTTCGTCCTCAGGGTTCTCCAGCAGCTTCAGTTCGGCGCGCTTCTTCGCGACATCCAGGCGCTTGAGCTCCAAGTCGAGCGCGGCAGACTCGGTGCCGACGTGACGGCTCAGCAGTTCCAGGTTGCGGAGCTTGTCCGGCCATTTGACCTTGCGGAGCACGCCGGCGATGCGGCGGTCGTCTCCGCGGCCCTCGAACAACTCGGCGATCTCGATGCCGGACAGGAACTGGCGCCAGGCCCTGGGCCAGTCGCGGATCGACCGGAACGATCCGTCGTCCTCGAGGATGTCGAGCACGTCCATCTCGTCGATCTCGCGCAGGCGGCGGATCACGTAGTCGGCTTCGACCTCGGTGCGCTTCGAGCGCTCGGCCATGGCGGCCTGGATGGCCTGGGCGACCTCCGTCCGCTGAAGCAGTTGATAGCCGATCTCCGTCGCGCGCCGGGTGCTGTAGCCGGCCCGAATCGCGGCCTGCGTCGCGTTGAGGTCTATCAGGTACTCGTCGACGAACAGGCGCTGTTTCTTGGTCAGCGCCATGGATCACCTCAACTGAGCCTCAGGATGGGCGCGATGTTGCCCTTGTTGCGGTAGACCAGCACCAGCAGCACCAGCAGGACCGCCAGCAGGTATGGCGATATCGGCGTTGCGTGGCGCGCCATCAGCACGGCCAAGCTGATCGACAGCGCCTGCATGCCGGTCCCAGCGGCGAGGATGTACGCGCAGAGCGAGACGCCGAACCGGTACGTGGCACCGTGGCGCTGGTACGTGAAGATGCGGCAACTGATAGCGCCGCAGACGGCCGCAGCCGCCAGGGTCACCAGATCAACCATCTTTCCGGCCTCCGATCATGCCGACGATGCGCTGCAGAACGATCTGGAGCCATGCCGGCGCGCGGCCACCAATCATCCAGTCGAGCACGCCGATCAGGATCGTGACGATCAGCGCGGCGGTGACCAGTGCGGGCAGCCCGGAGAACTGGGTCGCGCCCCGCCCGACAGCCTCGGTGGCGGCGTAGTAGCCGCCGACCCAGGACGCCAGCAGATAGCCGAGGCGCCTGGCCATGGTCAGGTCGTGAGCCCAGAGCACGAACAGCAGCGCGCCGGCGAAGCCGCCGATCACCGCATTGACGTCGACTCCGGGGATGATCGCGGTGGCAGTGAGCCCGACGGCGCCGGCTGCTGCTACTGCTCCGCTGCTCGTCGGTTCAGCCATGTGGTACTCCAGAAACGAAAAAACCCGGCGCCAGGGCCGGGTTTTCGGGGGAATCTGTTGATTGGGTGCTACTTCGCAAACTGGGAAAATACTCCCAAATCTCTTATCAAAATGTCAAGCGGCGTCTCGCCGGGCCGCAACCACCCGCGCCACCGGCACCAGAGCCTGGGCGTCCAGCCGGTTGAGCTCCTGCATGAAAACCTCCCAGATCGCCGCCCAGTCACGCTCCCAATTCGCGGCGTACAGTACGAACCCCGGCCAGTCCGCCAGGAACTGGATTACCTTGCCAGGCCACCACTCCTCCCGGCCGTTGACCATGTCCTTCCACGAGTGCATCGCCGCCAAGGCCACCCAGTAAGCGACCTCCTGGCGGGGCTTGTTCATCTTCGGGAGATCCGCCGAGAAGTACAGGAAGGACTGCGCGCGGTTCTGGTCGACCCCGTTCGCCAGCGGCGAGTACAGGAAGTGGCCGAGGTGCTGCAGCGGCGCCGGAAGCGTGCTGATCGCATGCATCACCTTGCCGGCGGCGAGCATGTGCTGGCAGCGGTTCAGGTTCCCCGCGGCCCGCCCGGTCCGCGTCTCGTAAGCGGCGATGATCTGGGAGTCGATGGGGAACAGGCCCTCCGGCTCCTTGCTCTCCCCCTGGTATCCCTCGGGGAAGCGGGCCACCAGTTTCTTGCGGCGCTTCGCCCTGGTCTTCCGTGTCGCCTCTTCGGCATCTTCGATGGCTTTCGCCATCACCGACGCACCCGGGATGTGGTACGCGTCCTGCCAAGCCTGGCGCGCGCTGATCAGTCTCATTTCGACTCTCCCCTGTAGTTTCCTGTAGTCACTGCTCGCCCTCGAGGAGAGGGACGATCTTCACTCGCACGCCCGGCGTTTCGCCGTAGCGCTTCCCCACCACCGCCTTCACGACCTGGACGTCGTCTTTCCAGACAACGCCGTTCAGGCCGTCGCAGATCGCTTTGATCACGTTGTCCATGTCGGGCTTCTTGGTCGGGTACAGGCCGCCGGCCAGCGCCAGCGACTTCCGCTTTTTCGACATCGATTGAGGGATGCTCAGCGCGATGTCGAGCTCGACCAGCACTGGGCCCTCGAACAGCGCGCGGCCTGCCATGGCCTGCTGTCCGCTGTGTGCGATCAGCCCCTCGTAGTTCGCCGTCTTCGCCGGCGTGAACATCCTGGCGTGGGCGCCGACGCGACCGATGCGAGGCCTCCCCTTCCCTACCGGCTCGCCGGGTACGGTGAAGATCACCGGGCGGAGGTCAGCCATTGGCGCGCCCTCCCTTCATCCCGCGGTAGCGCTCCGCCATGCTGGTGACCTTCGGCGCCTGCTGAGGCTCGTCGAAATCGAACTCGTCCAGCGCGCCCGGAGCGAGTTGCTCGAATCGTGAGTACTTACCCAGGAACGCGCACCGGACAGTGCTTGGCTCGCCGTTGCGGTGCTTCGCGATGATCAATTCAGCCACGCCGCGGTAATGGGTATCCGGGTGGTAGACCTCGTCGCGGTACACGAACATGATCACGTCGGCGTCCTGCTCGATCGCTCCGGACTCGCGCAGGTCGGACATCATCGGTCGCTTGTTCGGCCGCTGCTCCAGGGAGCGGTTGAGCTGCGACAGCACGATGACCGGGATACCAAGCTCCATCGCCAGCAGCTTGCACTGGCGGGACATGTCGCTGACGTCTTCGGTGCGAGTGGACTTGCCGGAGCTCTCCAGCAGCTGCAGGTAGTCCACCACCAGCAGGCTCAACCCATGGCGCTGCTTGTGACGCCGGGCCAGGGCCCGCAGTCGAGCGGCGTTCAGCCCGGGGCGATCGGCCATGTACAACTTCGAGCGCTTGACCTTCAGCGAGGCAGATCCCAGTTCGGCACCGTGGCTGGACGGTGCGGAGCCGTCCTTGATCGCGGTCAGCGGGATGCGACCGAGGGATGCCAGGATGCGATCCATCAGTCCGCCGTTGGTCATCTCCAGCGAGACCACCAGGGCTGGGTCACCCAGGTCGCAGGCGACGTGCTCGGCGATGTTGATGGCCAGCGCGGTCTTGCCCATCGCAGGACGACCAGCAATCACGACCATGTCGCCAGGCTTCAGACCCATCAGCTTCTGGTCCAGGTCGCCGATGCCGGTTGACAGCCCATCCAGCTTCCCGCCGAGGTCGGAGCGGCGCTGCAACTCCTCGATGTGGTCGGTCAGCACGTCAGCGGCATGGCGAACCTCGTGCGTCGAGGTCTTCGAGTCCAGCGCCATGACCATGGACTGGGCGGCGCCGACCTTGTCGGCCTGGGCGGCCTCGCTGAGCGCCAGCTCGTGGAGTCTGTCCCCCGCAGCCGCCAAAGCTCGGTCAACCGCTCGCTCCCGAACGATCCGCGAGTAGGTTCCGGCGTTCGCCACGCTGGGCGTGCTCTGGATGATCTGGCCGATGTAGGCCATCCCGGTGATCACGCCGTCAGTGGTTTGGACCTGGTACCGGTCGCCCAGGAATTCACCGACGGTCACGATGTCTGCCGGCTGGCTGTCGCTGTGCAGAGCCAGGATGGCACGGTACAGGTCGCCGTTCTCCGGCCAGTAGAAATCCTCCGGGGTCAGGTCTGCCGACAGCACGTCGATCAACTCGTTGCGCAGGAGCATGGCACCCAGAACGCCATGCTCGGCTTCCAGGCTGAACGGGTCACGCATGGTAATTTCCCTCGACGATCTTCACGAAGTTCGACGGCGCGATGATCCAGTCGAACGTGGCGCGGAATGGCTTCGCACCGTTGCGACCGGGGACATTGCCCATCAGGAACGGGGAGGCCTTGACGGTCTCGAAGAGCTCTCGCCAGAAGTCCAGCGAGCGGTGGGCCTCGTGCTCCCGCCATCGGGCTTGCAGGTGGCGCCGTCGGGTGTCGTTCAGCAGGGCGACAGCTGGGAGCTCTGGCAGCACCTGGTGGTACAGGTCTGCAATGGCCTGTGCCGGGCACGGTTTGATTCCGTGGTGGTGGCCGTTCAGGCTCTCAGGTTGTTCAGGTTCGAACAGGTCTTCGTCGGTCGACGGTGCTGGTTGGCGCGAAGCGTCAACGAGTCCTACGTCAGTAGGACTTAGCTCTTGATCTTTAATCCCTGTCCCTGTCCCTGTCCCTGTCCCTGTCTTAGCCGTGTCAGGTACGTGACCTGTCACAGTGACAGGTTCGTGACTTGTCACAGGTTTAACGATCTTCTCGAAGCGTGACCTGAGCTCTGACGTGTGGGTGTTCCAGGGCAGGACGATCCCAACTGCACGGAGCGCATCGAACATCCGCTTGCGGTCCTCGCGCTCCTTCTGCTTCCGGGCTTTTTCGTTGTCCTTGGCCTCGCGATACTCGACGCGCTCGGCCCAGGCCTCCAAGGCTTTATCGGCCACGACGGGGTGGTAAAGACGGCCATCGGAGCACTCGATAAAGCCCCTCAAGGCGCCCTCACGTACCTTGCGCCAGCCCTTGATATCGCCTCGGCCATACCCGGCATAGGTAGCAAGAGCTGTGTCGGAGTTTGGTAGGGAACCGGCTGGAACCTGTCCCCAAGATGCGCACCACAGCAGGACTGCGGCGCGAAATTCGTCGCCGGTAGCCTCGATGGCTAGGTCGCTATCGCGCAGCCTGGCAACGTCCAGCGGCATAAATGTCAGCCCGCGCAGGTCAACTTCCTGCGGGACCAGTGGCTCAGGGAGCGACATGGAAGGCCTCCTTCGGCCTGCGTAACGATGCCCGGAGATGCGCAAGGCACTCCCGGCGAGCTTTCTCTTTCGCGATATGGCTGTAGCTCTGCTTGATCTGCTGGGCGGCCTGCAGAGCCATCTGCTGGTGAAACTCGACGCTTCCCGCCGGAACTGGCGCGGACCTACCGAGCCCGCTCAGCACGCAGTCGAGCACCTCGGTGACCGGGCGAGCGTCCGGACCACGGAATTCTTCGCCGTCCGGCTGGCCAATCTGGAAGGACGGCATTCAGTCCCAACCCAGCGGTCCTGGCCGCTTCTTCTCGGCCTTGAGGCCCAACTCGGCCAGCGTCTCCAGCGAACGGAGATAGTCCGCGCTGACGACCACCGCATGCTGGGGAACGATCTGAAGCTCAAGCACCGAGGCGGCCTTGCAGAAGCGCTCGATGAGGCCGTCCTTCTTCCATCCGGTGATAGCCGACTCGCTCAAGCCGACTGAATCGGCGACGACTTTCTGGCCCACCGACAGAAGCCGGCTCAAGAACAGCGCCTCGAAATCGCGTGATCTTGACTCTTGCTCGGGGGTTAACTTGCTCGTCGACATGGTCATGCAGCCTTGAACAGGTCAGGCCGCAGTTCTTCGGCGGTGACTGCTCCAGCGCAGGCTTCCACGATGGAATGAACCCGGTTGGCCGGAATCCCTCGGACCTTCCACTGAGTGACCGCCATCGGGGTGACCCCGATCTTCTGCGCAAGAGCCTTCGCAGACCCCACGGCAAGGATTGCTTTTTCGAGTGGCGAACTTGCCATAAACATTCTCCGCAGAGACATAAACGTTATTCAACGTTACGTTTATTTCCGCTGGAGCGCAAGGTGGATAAACTCTTTGTTTATGAATACATCAGGAGAAAGGCTCCGCCGCGAACTGGACTCGCGCCGGATTCCCTACGCAGACTTTGCACGAGACATGGGAACTGAGTCCCAGAACGTCCAGAACTGGTTCAAACGAGGACTGGCCAAGGGCAAACTGCTCAAGGCGGCATCGGTACTTGGCGTCCGCCCGGAGTGGCTAGAGTACGGCGAAGAGCCAAAGGTGGCGACTGAGCGGGTCGACATTGCACCTCTGCCAGTTCCACTCGCGCAGAAGATAGCCAGCTACCGCTCACTAATCAGTATTGAGCGGTTCGATGTCGCCGGCTCAATGGGGCCTGGCACCGAGCCGCCAGACTTCAACAGTGTCGTCGACTCAATGACGCTGGACGCTGCCTGGGTGAGGCAAAATCTGGTCTACACCTCAATCGACAATATCAAGCTGATCTCCGGTCGCGGCGACAGCATGTCGCCCACCATTCGGAACGGCGACCCGCTACTGGTCGATGCGGGGATTACGGCGGTTGAATGCGACGCGATCTACTTCTTCATGATGGCCGGGCAATTGCACATCAAGCGAATCCAGCGCCACCTCGACGGGCTCAGTATCCTGTCGGACAACAATCGCTACCGGCCAATCGAGGTGGCGGCGGATCGCGAAGGTGAACTGGCCATCTTCGCCCAGGTGATCTACGGGTGGAACGGGCAGAAGTTCTGATTGGGTTCAAGTCGAGAGCCCCGCGCCAGCGGGGCTTTTCGCTTCTAGGCCCACCCTCTTGCCACAGTCTATGGTGATGCCCAATCCACAAGCTCTGGAACAATCCACTGTGGACTAGCTGGGTCTTTCGAGATTCGAATCCAGCCCTCCTTGGCCTCCTGAACGGTAACGATCTGCCCCTTTTCAATTGGGAGTGAAGTTGCCGCAGCCAAGTCAGGCGAAAGGCGGGTGATTATTCTCTGCTTGGTAGGCAGTGAGCGCTGCCCGACCCGGAGCGCCATCAAACTCCCCTTCGGCTCTGGCGCCTTGGTGATTACGGGCTCCGCCTCTCCTTGCAGGCACCGCTTTCTCCAATAAAAGGATTCGAAAAAAGTGACGCCATCGGACATTTCCTTTGCGTTCCGCCCCTCCTCTAACTGCAGATAGCTCACCTCCAACTGCCCGCCAGTCGAATACTGAAAGCGCGCAGAGAATCGACGATTTCCGGTGTATCCACCGAACGAGTTCTTAGAGTTCACTACTCCGCATAGGTACCCGTAATGAGTGTCACCGATAACGTCGGTCTCAAGCATGTAAACCCCAGAAAAGCTTGCTGAGTCTGGGTCCTTGAGGGCCGAGGCCACCATGCCCTTTCCCTTCTCAACAGCCATGTTTTGAGACACCTCGCAGCCAGCCAGCAGCATTAGTGCTCCAAGAGCAAGAGACATCATCCGCATCACTATCTCCTTGAAAAACGCCATCCCGGCAACGCCAGCATCCTAACGCAGTTCTTGACGCGCAGGCCTTATCCCAAGGCCCTGAGCGCCTGCGCCCTCACCATGTAAACGAAAATAAACATTTCGTATTGACACACGAATAAACACCGCGTTTAATTTATCCAACGCCAGCACAACACCGCTGGCCAGGCCGCAGCGAGCCAAGGCCTTGCCGACAGGCAGAACGGGTTCAGGGGGAGCCTCGCCCCGTGGCCAGCAGCGTAGATGGCCCTAGATCAAGGGAGAGCCAGTGGGCGAAGAGCCGCGACTGGCTGTCGGGACCTCAGGTCCCCCGAGAAAGTAGCCGCCCAGCCGGAGGTGGCGCGTAACGCCGGCCAGCAACACCGATTTCTCAGATGCCCTTCGCCCTCCCGTGAGGGGCATCGAGGAAGTCAACACGCCCTGGAGGGCAAGACGTGAACAGAAGAACTTTGAAAGCCGTGGGTGAGGGTGCCCTGCTCGGCCTGGGACTGGGCATCTTCATGGTCGGCCTCGCGACCACCGCCCGCATGGTCTTCGGCGCGCTGGCCGGCTGCCAACCGTGAAAGGAGAGGAAATGAAGCAGTTCGCGAAGCTGTTCGAGTTCGAAGACCTGGGCCAAGTGCTCGTGATGCTTGATCGCGGGGATGACGGCCCGGAGGTGCGCCTCTACTTCAAGCCCGACGGGCTTGGCGTCTGTTCAGTGGCGTGCAGCAACTTCCCCGGCGACGAGGATGAGCAGTGGGACCACGCCGAAAAGGGGTTCGCCACGGTGGACTCCGAAGGGGCCCACAAGCTCGTCGCCGAGGCAATGAAGGTCGTCCCGGATCGCTTGGGCTGACGGCCACCCACCACCCCGAACGGAGTCACACCATGCTGATCTTGACCAGAAGACCCGGCCAAACCCTGCATATCGGCGACAACATCACCGTCACGGTCCTCGGCAGCCAGGGCGACCAGGTGCGCCTCGGCATCACCGCCCCGGACGACGTCGCCATCCACCGCTCCGAGATCTACCAGCAGATCGGCAATGTCCGGCCGGTGCCGCCGGCGGAGCTGGTCGAGGCCTGGAACCGAGAGCACCCGGCGCCCGCGCTGATCGAATACCGGCCGTACCGCGGGGCCGAACCGCAGCGCACCCGCACCGTCGGCCGGGCCAGCGTGTCGCTTGGCGGGGCGGCGGTTATCTGGATCGAAGGCCAGTCGGCGCCGGTGGCGTTGCGGGCCTGCACCGCGATCTCCTGACTTCGGCGCCTGGCCCATTGCCGGGCGTTTAACCCACGGCGAGCGCCCGCCGGTCCAACGGCGCGTACAACGGAGGACCTCACCATGTAGCCCAGCCTCAATCGGCAGATCGCCAACATGCGGTCGAGCCTGTACCCAACCGCTTTCACATAAGGCGGTGCATGTAAGTGGAGACAGGGCGCTTGGCGGCGCCCTTCTCTTTCCTGCTCCTGGCACGGCCAGGGCGCAGCGGAGAGTGATTTGAGGCGTGGAAGCTGGGAGCCGAAAGCTCCCTGGAGACACGCGGGAAGCGCGGGAACAAGCGCGCACGTGGGCGGCCATGGCCGATGAAGTTCCGGGCATCAGCACAGTCACCGCAGCAGCGGCAAACACCCGAGAAGCGCACTGATGCCAGAGCCGGAGTCGCGACCGGCCAGATCACTCCCCGCTGCGCATGCAGCGTTCCCCATCTTCGCCCGGCTCCGGCCGGGCTTTTTTCAACCTCCATTCGAGAGCACCCACCACGGCGCCCCACCGGGCACGACTGCCGTGTGCCTGGGTGCTGCCGAATGCAGGTGAACCACGGAGAGCATCCCGATGTGGACATACCGCGAGCGCCGCAACCGCGCGGCTTTCAGCAACGCGCAACTCGCTTACGACCGTGCCGTCGACCTGCTCTGGGACCAGCCGGAGCCGGAACCGGAGCACGAGGACGAAGAGCAGGAGGACGACGATGGCCTTCAGCAATGAACGCGCGGTTCGGATGATTGAGGAAGGCATCACGGCCATGCGCCGGTCCCACTTCCCGCGCCCCGAACAGAGCTTCCTCCACGGCCAGATCGAACTGGCCTACGCAGTGGACTTCATCGACACCCGCCTCTACGACGACATGCGCCGCCGGCTCGACGCCGCGGCGGATTCGCGCTGGGCAGAACTCAGGAGCACGAACACATGACCACCCGCCCCGTTCGCTCGATCATCGACGACCAACTCGACGATATCGAAGAGTTTGCCGGAAAGAGCATCCGCCAGGCCGTCGAGTTGGCCAACCGCCACGGCTACCACAACCCGCTCTTCGCCAACATCTGCGGCGACCTCTGCGTTCTGCGCTTCCGGCGCAACCCCCCGCCTTCACGCAACAACCACCCTCACCCTGAAATGAGACCAGCCCCATGACTGCAGCTCTCGCATCGGTCGGCGCGCTCGACCGCACCAAGTACCTCGGCGGCAGCGATGTCGCCGGCATCCTCGGCATCAGCCCCTGGCGCACTCCGTTGGACGTGTACCTGGATAAGGTCCAGCCGCGCACCGGTCCCGTCGACCCGGCGAAGCAGAAGATTTTCACCCGTGGCCAGCGGATGGAGCCCTACGTCATCGACCTGCTGGCCGAAGAGACCGGCCTGAAGATCGTCGGCCGCGGTAACCGCTACCGCGACCAGCAGCACGACTTCATGGCCGCCGAGATCGACGCCGAGGCCGCCAGCGGCGAAAACATCGAGATAAAGACGGTCAGCCCGTTCAAGGCAAAGGACTGGGGTGAGGTTCAGACCGATGCCATTCCAGTCCACTACACCGCCCAGGCCATGCACGGCCTGATGGTCACCGGCCGCCAGGTCTGCATCTTCGGCGTGCTGATCGGCGGCGACGACTTCCGCGTGTACCGCGTCGAGCGGGACGACGAAACCATCGCGGCGATTCGCGAGAAGGAGGTCGAGTTCTGGGGACGCATCCAGCGCCTGGATCCGCCCGAAGCAACCGCTGTCAGCGACATCCTCCGGCTGTTCGAGCGTGACGCCGGAACCAGCATCGAGGCCGATGGCAAGGTCGTGGAGGTGTTCAACCGCCTGCGCGAACTGAAAGCCAAGGCCAAGGGCCTGGAGTACGAGATCGAGTCCGCAGAGGAGCGCATCAAGCTCTTCATGCAGGACCACGCCCAACTCACGGTCAACGGCAAGTCGGTACTGACGTGGAAGTCCCAGACCACCAACCGCTTCGACCAATCCGCCTTCAAGGAAGCCCACCCCGCGCTGTTCGAGCAGTTCAAGAAGACCAGCGAATCCCGCGTTTTCCGCCTCAAGTAACCGGAGCCCAGCATGTCCGCAACCGCCCTGAAAGCCGCCGCGACCGGCAATGTCGCCAACAACGGTCAGCCGAAAACGCTGGCCCACCTGATGACTGACCCGAAGATCAAAGCCCAGATGGCCCTGGCGCTTCCGAAGCACATGACCGCCGACCGACTCGCGCGCATCGCGCTGACCGAGATCCGCAAAGTACCGGCCCTGGCGAAATGCAATCAGGAGAGTTTCCTCGGCGCCGTGATGCAATGCGCGCAGCTCGGCCTGGAACCGGGTAACGCTCTCGGCCATGCCTACCTGCTGCCGTTCGGCAACGGCAAGGCGAAAGATGGCCTGTCGAACGTCCAGTTGATCATCGGCTACCGCGGGATGATTGACCTTGCCCGGCGCTCCGGCCAGATCGTTTCGCTCACCGCGCGCACCGTGCACCAGAACGACCAGTTCAGCTATCGCTACGGCCTCGACGAGGACGTCCAGCACGTTCCGGGAGAAGGTGAACGCGGCGTCATGACCCACGTCTACGCGGTCGCCAAGCTGAAGGACGGCGGCGTGCAATTCGAGGTCATGAGCAAGGCCGACGTCGACAAAGTACGCGCCACCAGCAAGGCATCCGGAAACGGGCCTTGGGTCACCCACTACGAAGAGATGGCCAAGAAGACCGTCATCCGCCGGCTGTTCAAGTACCTGCCGGTCAGCATCGAGTTGCAGACCGCAGTCACCCTGGACGAACGCGCCGACGCCGGATTGGACCAGGACAACGCGTCCATCCTCACCGGCGAATACAGCGTTGTTGACGACCAGTCTCAGGACCAGGTCCCGGACGGCGTGAACACCGAGACGGGCGAAGTCACCGAACCCGCCCCGGGCCAGCAGTCGGACACCGGCGACACCGGCGACGACGGGCTCAATCTCGAGTAACCGGCCATGCCCAGCCTCACTGTCCTTGAACGGTACGGCCAGGTCGGGGAGTTCGCCGCGCTACTCGGCGCGGCCGAGCTCAACGCCGCTACGGACTGGGACGAGCAGTTCCTGGCCGACCTCCGCAGCAACTTCCAGCGCTACGGCGCCCACACCTACCTCAGCGACGCCCAACTCGAGCAGTTGGAGCGGATTGCCAACGAATAGGAGCTCCACCGGATGAAAGCCGAACACCGCGAGATCATCGACCGCGCCAAACTACACGGTTACTACCCAAGCACTATCGCGCACGAGTTGCTGGAGCGCGACCTGGTCAACACGGTGGTCACCGAACTGCGCAGTGTCCGTGTGCCCTTCCACCTGCTGAAGGAAGACGAGCAGCAGGAAGTGATCGATCGCATAGCGGAAAGCGTGAGCGAAGTGACCAGGGTGGCCATCAGCATCATTGCTTCCCGCGGCGCAGTCTCCGTTCCAGTCGATATGAAAGCGATCAAGGTCGAAGCCAAGACCATGACGATCACGGCGAAGGTAGACGGCGCAGAGCCGAACAAGCACGAATTGACCGACGCCGCTGGCAAGTTGTGCTTGCTGGTAATGGCACCGAGCGATTACGACGAGGGGTTGGACGACGTCCGTCCCGACCGCGACCAGCACGAAATGCCGCTGCACGCTGGCAACGTCGCAGAGGGGCTGCTGGGCGATGGCAGTGAAGATCAGTTGTACCTCGAGGCTGTCGCACATGTCCGCGACACCCGCCAGGCAACCATCAGTTCCATCCAGAGGCACCTGAAGATCGGCTACAACCGTGCCGCGCGCATCGTTGAAGCGATGGAGGCGGCCGGGGTCGTATCGGCACCGAACTCCAACGGCGAGCGCGAGGTGATCCTGCAATCGCCGCCGGAACCGGAAAAAGGCCTGCTGAGCAGCGCCGCCGAGCCCGGCGACACAACCTACGGCGGCCACACCATCGACGACATCACTGTCCTGGTGCTGCGTAAGGACCAGATCACCCCCGGCTGGCTGCAGTCCCGCTTCGCGCTGAGCACCGACGAGTCGCTGGCCGTGGCCCTGAAGCTGCTCGACGACGGTGTGATCACGCTCGCCACCGAAGGCGAATCGCCCGACCTCAACACCTACCGCGTCGCCGTTGCCACCAAGGCCCCGGCCGAAGAGCCCATCACCCTGGAGTGAGCCATGCGCATCACGAAACTCGAAATCACCAACTTCCAAGGGCTGCGTCATGCGGCCCTTGATGTTTCTGCGCCGGTGCTCCTGGTGGCCGGCCACAACGGCGCCGGCAAGAGTTCGCTGATCGACGCCATCAGCCACGCCTTCACCGGTAAGCCCGGCCGCGTTGCGCAGAAGCAGCATATCGGCCAACTGATCACCGAGGGCGCCAAGAAAGGGGAGGCCCGCGTCGAGTGGCTGGACGATGCCGGCGAGGTGCAGGCCTGCGGGGTCGCGCTGCCCAGCGGCAAAGGCTCCCCGCTCGCCGACTCGCCGTTCCTGCCGTTCGTGCTCGACGCCAGCCGCTTCGCCGCTCTGGACGCCAAAGATCGCCGCCGGGTTCTGTTCGACCTGACCGGCGCCAGCGCCAGCCCGGTCGAGGTCGGCAAGCGCCTGAAGGCCAAGGGCATCGACGTGGCGCTGTTCGAGAAGGTGAAGCCCCTGCTCCGCTCCGGGTTCCCGGCCGCCGTCGAACAGGCCAAGGCCTACGCCAGCGAAGCGCGCGGCGCCTGGAAAGCGGTCACCGGCGAGAACTACGGCAGCGAGAAGGCGAACGGGTGGGAGCCGGAGGCGCCGCCGGTCATCGTCAGCGAGGAGGAACTGGAATCGGCGCGCGCGGAACTGCGAGCCACCGCCCAGGACCTGGACGAGGCCCAGCAGACCCTGGGCTCCAGCAAGCGCGCCCACGCCGACGCCCAGGCGCGGGCCAGCCGCATCACCGCTCTGCGCGAAACCGCAGCGCTGGCCGACCGCCGGCGCAACAAGCTGGCAACCGACGAGGCCAATCAGGACGAGTGGTCGGAGAAGGTCATGGCAGCCGAGGCCGCCGCCAGCGGCGAGCCCGCCCACCAGCCGCTGACCTGCCCTCATTGCCAGGGCGCCGTCGACCTGCAGGCTGGCCAGTTGGTCCCGCATCAGCCGCCGGCGAAGGTTGCCGATCCCGAGGCAGCGAAACGCCTGGAGGAGTACCGCGGGTATCTTGCCAGCGCCCAGCGGGCCGTCGCCAACAGCCAGCGGGACCTGAAGGAGAGCGAGGACGCCGCCGCGCAGGCCGCAGCGCTGGAAGCCGAAACCGCCCAGGCGCCCAGCGCCGAGGCGATCGCCAACGGCGAACAGGCGATCAACGAACTGCGCCAGGCGCGTGACCGGCAGCAGGCCAAGGTGCAGTCGCTGCAGGAAGCGTTCAACGCCGCCGCGCAGCGCCAGGATGTAATCAAGCAGGCCGCCGGGTTCCACGCCGAGGTCTGCGCCTGGAGCGCGCTGGCCGATGCCCTTTCCCCCACTGGCATCCCGGCGGAGATCCTGGCCGACGCGATCGGCCCGGTGAACGAGCTGCTGCAGCGCCTGTCCGGCACCGCCGGCTGGTCGCCGGTGCAGATCAGCGCCGATATCGACGTTACGTTCGGCGGTCGGCTGTACGGTCTGCTGTCCGAGTCGGAGCGCTGGCGTTGCGACGCGACCATCGCCCTGGCCATCGCGACGATCTCCGACCTGCGCCTGGCGCTGCTGGACCGTCTCGACGTGCTGGATGTCCCTGCGCGCACTCAGCAGGCGATGAAGCTGTTCCAGAGCCTGGCCGTCGGCGGCGAGATCGACACGCTGATCGTCGCCGGCACGCTCAAGGAACCGATGGCGAAGACGCCGACCTGGCTACAAGCGGTTTGGATCGACGCCGGGCAACTCGCCGACCAGCAGCACCAGGCTGCAGCCTGACCCTCGATACAGCGCCCCACCCGGGGCGCTTTCTCTTTCAGCAAGCACGCACCGGACGCCGCCCTGTGGGCGATTCAACCATGTCTCGTGGGCCGCCCGCGTCAGGCAGGGCGGCGTCCAGTGCCTGTTCACCGAGTACTGACGATGCCTGATCACCTCCCCTACACCATCCATGTGGGCGACTGCCTGCAGGAACTGCAGACTCTTCCGGACGAGTCAGTCCACTGCTGCATCACCAGCCCGCCCTACTTCGGACTGCGCGACTACGGCATGGCCGGGCAGATCGGCCTGGAGCAGACGCCCACCGAGTTCGTGGCGCGCCTGGTCGAAGTCTTCCGCGAAGTCCGCCGCGTGCTGCGTGACGATGGAACCCTCTGGGTCAACATGGGCGACAGCTACGCCTCCATCGCCGGCGGCTATGCACCGGAAGGGTCGGCAGGTAAGCACGACATTGTTTCGCGAAACACGCGCGGCGCAGTGCGGCGCGGTCACCGTCGCAATCCGGCGGAAGGACTGAAGCAGAAAGACTTGATGGGCATCCCCTGGCGCCTCGCCTTCGCCCTACAGGACGACGGTTGGTATCTGCGCCAGGACATCATCTGGCACAAGCCGAACCCGATGCCGGAGAGCGTGCGCGACCGCTGCACAAAGGCGCACGAGTATCTGTTCCTGCTCAGCAAGTCGCCTCGGTATCACTTCGACCAAGATGCCATCGCCGAACCCCTGGCGCCGGCATCGGTTGCCCGGCTGGCTCAGGACGGCTGGGATGACCAGCACGGTTCGGACAGGGTGCCAGGGAAGACCAACGGTGCGATGAAGGCCGTCGGCGGCCGACGGAGCAAGCGCAACAGCTTCGCCCGCGAAACCAAGAGCAGCGCCGGTACCCACGGACAGAAAGCACAGCACCGGCCCGACCGCCCCGACATCGACTACAGCGCCACGCGGAACAAGCGCAGCGTCTGGACCGTGCCCACAGCCGGTTTCAAGGGTGCGCACTTCGCTACTTTCCCGCCCGACCTGATCCGACCATGCGTACTCGCCGGCGCGCCGCGGGGAGGCCTGGTCCTTGATCCCTTCGGCGGCGCCGGCACCACCGCCCTCGTCGCCATGCAGGAAGGTCGCCGGTCGGTGCTCATCGAACTCAACCCTGAATACGCCTCCATCGCTCGCCACCGACTGGCCGCTGCCTGGCTGGAGGGCGCCGCGCAGATGGACATCTTCCACGACACCAAGCAACACACTCAGCTAGACATTTAGCCCACGAGAAACCTGTCGTCATGGCCGAAAAGGATAGGCTCACTCTGATGCTCCGCCGGCCCACGTGGATGGATATTGAGGCGATTGCGCTCTCTTTCTAGATGCGCACGGGTGGGCTCCACATCAAACGATCTACCGCGAAGGATTGCGTCGAGGGTGTCTGAAATTTGGTAATAGCCACCACACGGCTCGCAAAAGAACCGTCGGCCACCTCCGAAGCTTTCAACTTCTCTACCAGCCTCGCTTCCGCATACCAGGCACGTCATAACTCCTCCTTGATCCGGCCCCATGCCGGGCCTTCCAACTCTAGCCCCAACGACATCACTGCGCCATCACGCATAGCGCCGTGCATCGTCACGTTCGCGAAAAGGAACCCGCCGTATGAGCAGTCAGGTCGACATCATCAAGCCCGAATCGCGCATCGTGGTCCAGTTCAGTTGCGGCGCGGCCTCTGCGGTCGCCGGCAAGCTGGCCCTGGCGCAGTACGGCGATACCCACGACGTCCAGTTCCTCAATGCCTATCTGGCCAACGAGCATCAGGACAACCGGCGCTTCCTTGCCGACTGCGAGGTCTGGACTGGCCGGAAAATCACGGTGCTACGCGACGAAAAGTACGGCGCCGACGTGCTCAACGTCTTCCGCCGCGAGCGCTACATGAAGGGCCGCACTGGCGCGCCCTGCACCAAGCTGCTGAAGCGTCGCCTGCTGGACACCTGGAAGCGCCCCGGCGACGTGATGGTGCTCGGCTTCACTGCGGAAGAAGAGCACCGCCTGGACGACTTCCGGGAGCGGAACCCCGACCGCCCGGTGATCGCGCCGCTGATTGAGCGCGGCCTGGGCAAGGAGGACTGCAAAGCCATCATCGCTCGCGCCGGTATCGAACTGCCGGCCATGTACCGCCTGGGCTACGAGAACGCGAACTGCATCGGCTGCGTGAAAGGCGGAGAAGGCTACTTCCGGGCGATCCGGGAGGACTTCCCCGAGCAGTTCGAAGCCCTGTGCAAGGTGCAGGACGAGCTTGGCCCGGGTTCGTACCTCTTCCGCAACCGTCAGACCGGGGAACGCTATTCGCTCCGCGACCTTCCTCCCGGGCCGATCCGCCGCAACGAAGCCATCCCGGCCTGCAGCTTCTTCTGCGAGCTCGCCGAGGCCGACATCATCCATAAGGAACCCGCCGCATGATCAAGCGCACCCTCTACCACTTCCACTTCTGCTGCGGCCTGGGCGGCGGCGCCGCAGGCTTCAACCGGGCGCGTCCGCGGGTCGGCAACGTCGAGGCCCATTGGGAATGCCTTGGTGGCATCGACGTGGACCCGGCCGGCCTCCGCGACTTCGAGCGCCTGGCCGGCGTCCCGGGCACCCTGCTGGACCTCTTCACACGCGACCAGTACGTGCGGTTCCACGGCAAGGAGCCGCCGGCAGGCTGGCGTGAGGCCACCCCCGAGGATGTGCGCCGCGCCGCCCAGGGCAAGCGCCCGGACGCGGTGTTCATCTCCAGCCCCTGCAAGGGGGCCTCCGGCCTGCTGTCCGAGAAGTTGAGCCTCACCCCGAAATACAAGGCACTCAACGAGTTGACGCTGCGCTGCATCTGGCTGATGGGCGAGGCATGGGCTGATGACCCGGTGCCGCTGATCGTCTTCGAGAACGTCCCGCGCCTGGCCAGCCGCGGCCGACACCTGCTGGACCAGATCAACAGCCTGCTCGGCAGCTTCGGCTACGCCGTGGCGGAAACCACTCACGACTGCGGCGAACTCGGCGGCCTGGCCCAGTCGCGCAAGCGCTTCCTACTGGTCGCGCGGCACGTCGAGAAAGTGCCGCCCTTCCTGTACGAGCCGGAGAAGAAGAGCCTGCGCGCCGTCGGTGACATCCTCGGCCGCATGCCGCTGCCCGGCGATATCGACGCCGCCGGCCCGATGCACCGTGTGCCATCCCTGCAGTGGAAGACCTGGGTTCGCCTGGCACTGGTGCGAGCCGGCAGCGACTGGCGCAGCCTGAACGACCTCGCCGTCGAGGACGGCTACCTGCGCGATCTGATCATCGTCCCGAAATACCGGGCTGGCTACATGGGCGTGCACGGTTGGAACGACAGCACGGGCACCATCGCCGGTCGCAGCAGCCCCACGAACGGCGCATTCTCAGTCGCGGACCCTCGCGCGCCGGCAAACGCTCTGCAATACCAGCAGTACGGCGTGCGCCGCTGGACCGACACCTCGGGCGCCATCATCGGCGTCAAGTCGCCCGGCCAGGGCACGTACTCCGTCGCCGATCCCCGCGGCCAGAGCTTCGGCAAGTACCCCGTCACCGACTGGGACGGCCCGTCCGGCACCGTGATCGCGGCCAGTACTACCGGCCAGGGCGCATTCGCTGTGGCCGACCCGCGCCCAGGCGGCGTCCGGCACAACAACGTGTTTCGCGTCGTCAGCATGGGGAGCCACGCCGGAACCGTCACCGGCGGGCACTCACCCAACTCCGGCGGCCAGGCTGTTGCCGATCCCAGGTACCACAACTGGCACCCAGGGGCGAGCAGCCGCAAATTGCACGTCGGCGAGTGGGGAAGCGCTACCGGCACGGTCACCGGCTCCCAGCAGGTGGCCAGCGGCGCGCTGTCGATCGCTGATCCGCGCGTGCTCGATCGCACCAAGGGCGACGCCTACCTGACCGGCGGCCACTACGGCGTAGTTGGGTTCGACCAATCCGCCGGCGCGGTGTCTGCCAGTGCGCGGCACGACAACGGTCGATGGAGCGTGGCCGATCCGCGCATGCCGAAGGCGAACGACCGGCTGAGCTGCATCATCCAGTCGCTGGATGGCACCTGGCACAGGCCATTTACCACCCTGGAACTCGCCGCGCTGCAGAGCTTGGTCGACCCCGAAGAGCAGTTGGTCCTCGACGGCCTGAGCGACAGCGACTGGCGCGAGCGGATCGGCAATGCGGTTCCGCCGGCTGCGGCCGAGGCCATCGCCGGCGTGATGGGCACCACCCTGCTGCTGGCCGAAGCCGGCGAAACCTTCATGCTCAGCAATACGCCGATCTGGGTGCGCCCGGTTGCGGTGGCACTGAGCGTGGCTCAGCAGGAAGTCCAGCCATGAGCCGCCTGGAGGTGTGTCCGCTGACCCTGGCCGAGGCGAATGCGTTCGTAGAGCAGCACCACCGCCACCACGGCCCGGTCCAGGGCCATAAATTCAGCCTGGGCCTCGCCGCCGGCGAACGCATCGTAGGGGTGGCCATCGTCGGCCGCCCGGTAGCGCGCCACCTCGACGACGGGATGACGCTCGAGGTGACCCGCTGCTGTACCGACGGCGCGCGCAACGGCTGCTCGAAGCTGTACGGCGCGGCCTGGCGTGCAACACGCGCCCTCGGCTACCGCAGGCTCCTTACCTACATCCTCGCCAGCGAGGCCGGCGCAAGCCTGCGCGCCAGCGGTTGGCACCTGGTGGGCATCCGCGGCGGAGGCAGTTGGAACTGCCCAAGCCGTCCTCGCGTGGAAACGCCCAACCAGGGACAGAAACTGCTCTGGGAGATGCATTCATGAACACCGAACAGTTCATTCGGGAGTCCGCCGCGCGCGGGCTTTCCCGCCGCGCCACCCGGCTGGCCCTGGGCATCGGCCCATGGGTATTCCGCGAAATGCTGACCCTGATGCCGGACATCGAGTGGCCGGCGAAGGGCCAGTCGCTGGACCACAAGCGGGCCAACTCGCAGAAACAGGGCTACTGCACGCCGGCACTCGCCCGCGCACTGGACCAGGCCCGCCAGGCCCGCAAGGAAAAGCACACCCACACCGTGCGCGGCCGGACCGGAACCGTAGAGGAACTGGTGGAGACGCTGCCGAGCCCCGTCTCGGCCAGCACCGTTCGCCGGCGACTCGCCGCAGGCATGTCCCTCGAGGACGCGCTGCTCTCCCCACACCTACCGCCGAAACCAGGCCATCGTCCATTTCAGCAGGTGCAACCATGAAAGAACGTCCGATCCTATTCACCGGGCCGATGGTTCGAGCCATCCTGGAAGGCCGGAAGACGGTGACGCGACGAGCCGTGAAGGGCTTGCAGATACCAACCGAGGACAAAACCACGCCTCACGAGGGCCTCCGCTGGAGTGCGCTCGGCCAGCGCCACCTGCGCTACGGGTTCAACGTGTTCGGATCCACGGAGGAGGAATGCGCGCATGAGCTTGCTCGGTGCGGGGTCTGCCCTTTCGGGAAGCCCGGCGACCGGCTGTGGGTACGTGAGACCTTCGCCGACATTGGATGCCGCCTGACCTACCGCGCCGACCTCTACGACGGCGCCCACTGCATGGTCAAGAAGTGGATTCCGTCCATCCACATGCCCCGCAGCGCCTCCCGAGTCCTGCTGGAGATCACCGCCGTGCGCGTCGAGCGCCTGCAGGACATCAGCGAGGAGCAGGCGTTGGCAGAGGGAGTGCGCGGCGAGCCATGCGACCACGCTCGGCAGGCATGCTCGGACATTGGCTGCTGGGGCGATACCGCCAAGGGGGCGTTCGGCTTCCTCTGGGAATCGCTCAACGGCGAGGGAAGCTGGGTCGCAAACCCATGGGTCTGGGTCGTCGAGTTCAAGCGGGTGACGCCATGAGCGCCATCATCAGCGAATGCGGCCAGTACCGTTACCTTCTGACTCGGCCTGGCGACTGCCTGGCCGACAAGGGCACAGCGGTCTTCCTAATGCTCAATCCGAGCACCGCCGATGCCGCGCTCGACGATCCAACGATCCGGCGCTGCCGCAACTTCGCCTCGGCCTGGGGCTGCAACGGGATCGCCGTCGTCAATCTGTACGCCTTGCGCGCGACGAACCCTGCCGACCTCTGGAAGCACGACGACCCAGTAGGCCCAGACAACGACTGGCGCCTGCGCGCGATCGCCCGCGAGTACACCGACATCGTGTGCGCCTGGGGCGCCAATGCGAAGCCCGAGCGAGTAGAAGCCGTAACCAGCATCCTGACCGCCGCCGGCGGGCGCCTCTGGTGTCTTGGCACGACGAAGGATGGCCACCCGCGCCACCCTCTGTACGTGCGTGAAAATCAGGCGCTCCTGCCTTGGGCGCCGAGGGTAACGCCATGTCACGGGGCGTATCTGGATACCTCTAGTGATCTGCGCCCGCGCTGACAAATGCGGATAGCCACAGACAGCAGCCCCCTGCAACGAGCGGTAACCAGAACACCAGAATCAAGACTTCCTCGCTGAACAGTTCCCTGATGAAGCTCTTTAGGGTGTATTCGGTAGTCACGACCTGAAAGAGCGCAAGGACAGAAACTGCAAGGAAGACTGCAATTCCGATCAGGCCAATCACCTTAAGCGTCTTTACCACTAGTTGTCGCTGCGCCTGCTTCATCGATTCATCCCTGAGCAAAAAATCGAGCCTACCCCACTCCATGCCATTGCGCCACTACGGCGCAAGGATGCCCCTATACCTATCGGTCAGCCGCTGGACTACGGCGCCGGAGCAACCGGAGACACCACCATGTCCTCTACCCAACACCAACTGATCGAGCAGTGCGCTACCCGCCTGCGCGGCATCGTCGAAGCCCTGGACAACATCCACGACACCAGCCCGCAGCGCTGGTCGACGGACCTCGACGACGTTCATTCCTCGGCCGAGAGCCTGCTGGCCATGATCAAGGACCAGGCGCCGCCGTCCGAAGACCAGTTGATCGCCGCAGGCCTCAGCTACCCGCTCGCCAAGGAAGATGCCGTGAAGCTCTGGTACGCCGGCTTCAGGTCCGAAGTGGTCACTGTGCTCGAGGCCTGGGAGGCTATCGGCCATGACACCGGAATAAACCCTGACAAGGAAGAGTTGCTGGAGTCTCTACGCAACATGGCGGCGATTTGCAATGCGCACGGCAATGACATGCCTGCCCAGTCGGCGATCGACCAGCGTCAGGTCATCGCAGACGCCATCACCGGCGCGCTAGCCTTCGGCGCCCAGGCCAGCCAGCCGCCGGCGGCGGATCACTGGCTTCGTCCGTTCTACGACATCGGCCGCGCCGAGGGACAACGCACCCAGGACCTGGCAATGCTGGTGCGCATGCTGGCCAGTTCCCTGAAGCGGCATGCCCCGGAAAGCAACCTGGTGGCGCGCGCCACCAACTACCTGGCCGCCAAGGGCCTGGCCGGCACGCCGCTTCGTGACCCGCCGGCACCGGTAGAGCAGGCAGGCGGGGATGAGCGCGTGATTGGCTGGCGTGAACGAATTCTGGCGGCGCATCCCAACAGCGATCCTGGCTTCTGGCCGGACGCACTACTGGTTGAGCACATGGCGGCAGAGATTGCAGACCTGCGAGCCGCCCTGGCCAGGGTCGCTGAGCTTGAGAAGCAGGAGCCGGTGGCGACCGTTGCTAAGGTGCCGGGTGAAGACTGGAACAGCCTTGATTTCCATCGCGAACTGCAAGACATGCATCCGGGCACGAAGCTCTACGCAGCTCCGGTCGCCCAGGCTCAACCCGAGGAAACGCCCGGAGAAATACTCGCCGCCAAACTGATCGAAACATGGGTGACGAAACATGGAAAGCCGGCCCCATGGTCAACAGCTGTAGAGATCACAGCGCTTGCGACCAACATGCCCAACGACGAGCGAGACCGACTGCTTGCACTGGACGATGACGTGGACGCCCAGGCTCAGCACAGCGTGCCGGGAAATGCTGCCGCTCTGGTACGGGCCGAAGGAAAGAAATACTCGCTCAACGCTGCCGGCATGCTTGACTCCGGCGCCCCGGAACACGCCCAGACCTTTGCCATCGTTCAGTTGCTGTCCGAGTTCGATGACGAAGAAGCGGAAAGCCACTGGGAAGCGATCATGGCCTATTCCGATTTTCGCACCAGTGACGCTCTGTTCCATGCAGCCGAGCTGCTCGCCGCCGCGCCCGGCAAATCGGTGCCGCAAGCATGGCTCGACGTTCAGGCAGAGCGCCGGCGGCAGATCGAGGCAGAGGGCTGGACGCCGGAGCACGACGATGCGCACAGCCACGGCCAGATGGCCCGCGCCGCCGCCTGCTACGCCCTGGCCGGCTCCAGCGCTCCGAACGATGGAACCGCTGCCCTGCTGGTGTCGCTGGCATGGCCCTGGGATGAACAGTGGTGGAAGCCGAGCACTGCTCGACGCGATATGGTCAAGGCCTGTGCCCTGGCGCTGGCTGAGATCGAGCGCCTTGACCGGGCAGCGGCGAGTCAGGGAGGGCCAAGCGATGCGTAGAGCGTTGACCGCCCTCGGCATCATCGCTGCCCTCGGCCTGGCCGTGGTAGGGCTGGTGGAGATATTCCCGATCATCCGCACGCTGGCGGCCTGGCAGACGGGGTGCTTCGGATGAAGCAGAAACCAGGCATCGCCCTTCCCCGCTGGCTCCTGCGGACCACAACGATGCAGATGCACAGCGTCGACGTGGTACTGGTCATGGCCCTAGTGCTCCAGCACCACGGCACGGCCGACGCGGTTCGCCGCGCCGCCGGTCAGCTTCGCGACAGAGTGTGTGCCGAGCACCGGCCCAAGATGACCGCGCTCATGCGCATGCAAGACGACGCGGCGGCGCTGCAAGTGGCGCTCAACATCGTCCAACGCGCCACCGACGCCCTGGGCATCCTGCCGGGAGCGCCGTTTCCGGCCAGACCTTCGCCCAGCGAAAGCCCACCGGATCAGGGGCACATGCCCGCCAAGGCTGGTCCCGTCACCGGTGAGCCGGTGCATCCTACCTGAAATCATCCATGCCGCGGCCCAACGGAAAGGGCCGCTATTTCATGAGGGAACAGCGATGTCCCTTTCCGAGTTTCTATCCCCTGACGAAATCACTGAATTAGTTGGAAAGAAGGTCGTGAGCAAACAGATCGAGTGGCTCGAAAATCACCATTGGAACTATGAAACCAACGCAGCTGGCCGTCCCATAGTCGGACGGGTGTATGCACGGTTGCGTCTGGCAGGCGTTCATCCCACAAGCACCACAGTTTCCGACCCCACCTGGTCGCTCGACCTGTCGAACGTGTCCTGATATGCGGCCGAAGTCTACGAACCGAGACATGCCGCCCCGCATGTTGAAGCGTGTCCGAAAATTGAAATCGGGGAAAGTCTGGATCGGCTACTACTACAACGGCCGAGACGAGGAGGGAAATCGAAAGGAGATTCCGCTGGGTAGCGACCTGAACGAGGCGCGCGCCGAATGGGCTCGCCTCGAGCGGACGACAACGCCGAAGATCGTGCGCTACATGAAAGAACTGTTCGATCGCTACGAGCGCGAGATCGTCCCGACGAAGGCGCCGCGTACCCAATCGGACAATCAAGCCGAACTGAGGCAACTACGGAAAGCCTTTGATAGCGCGCCGATCACGGCAATTACTCCTCAGGTGGTCGCCCAGTACCGCGATGCCAGGACGGCGAAAACTCGTGGAAACCGGGAGATAGCACTACTCTCGCATGTCTTCACGCTCGCGAGGGAATGGGGCTACATCGATGGCGAAAACCCCTGCGCCCGGGTGCGACGGAACAAGGAGAAGGCCAGGGACTACTATGCCTCCGACGATGTCTGGGAAGCGGTCTACGCTCATGCCTGCCAGGAGCTTCGAGACGCGATGGATCTAGCCTATCTCACCGGCCAGCGACCTGCGGACACGCTGAAAGTCTCAACAGGCGATCTGGCAGGCGAGTTCCTGCTGGTTGCCCAGGGCAAGACAGGAAAGAAGCTCAGGATTCGCTTGCTCGATGGCGAACAGCCAACAGGGCTGGGCGTGTTCATCGACGGCCTGTTCGAGCGCCGGAAACTGGCCGGCATTACCAGTTCGCGCCTCATCACGAACCCATCAGGCCTCCGCATGAGCTACGCCATGATGCGAAATCGCTGGGACGAGGCGCGAGCAGAAGCCGCCGCCCAAGCAATGGCCGCCCGAGACGAGCCGCTTGCTGAACGAATCAAGCAGTTCCGCTTCAGCGATATTCGCCCCAAGGCAGCCAGCGAAATCGAGAACCTGGCCGACGCAAGCAAGCTGCTTGGCCACACAAAGGAACAGATCACGAAGAACGTTTACCGACGCGTCGGCGAGGTGGTAAGCCCGACGAAGTGAGGAGGAGTTGCGGAAATGATCGGAGAATTGCGGAAATGATCCGCTTTCCTGGGCAAGAAAAAAGCCCCGTAACTCGTTGAGCTACGGGGCTTTCCTGTTGGAGGCTGAGGTCGGAATCGAACCGGCGTTCACGGATTTGCAATCCGGTGCATAACCACTCTGCTACTCAGCCTTTGAGCGAAGCGACATGCGTTTGGCATATCGCTGAAATCTCTTTCCTGGTGCGATTTTGAACTTATAACCCTTTGATTTCAAAAGATTTTTAGCTCACCCATCGCTGGAATGGACGCAATTATGGACGGATTCGCCGGGCTTGGCAAGCGCTCTACGAAAAAAACTTTGCAGATCAGGCTATTGCGTAGCACAAGCCGGGAGAAACGGGCCCAGACGTCCGCGAAATGGGCCCCGCGGCGACCGGCAACCGAGGAGCGCGCCAGGATCCGACGCGCCCTGCCCCGGCGATCAGTTCGCCTCGGGACTCGCTTCGGTTGCGGGCGCTTCAGGCGTCGGCGCCTCCGTGGCGGCCGGCGCTTCGCTACCTGCCTGGGCACGCTTGGCGCGCTTCTCGCGCATCTGCTCGCGCTGCCGGCGAGACGCCTGCCGCCGCGCATACACCGCCTGCTCGGCGGTTACCTTGCCGGCAACCTGGCCTTGCAGATCCAGCCGCGGCGCATCTTCCACCATGCAACTCCAGTAGCGGCTGCCCTGGCACCAGGTGGCGATGGCCTGTTTCAGTTGTTCGGCGGTGATTCCCAGTAGCTCGAGGTGCTGCTGCGCATCCTGGAGGATGCCCTGCTTGAGCGGAACCTTGGCCGCGGGGCTTTTCGGAAACGCCAGCGGGAAATGCCGTTGCAGCCTCCAGATAGCCTCGACTCCCGGCTCGACGGCTTCACGTTTCTTCGCGCGTCCCGCGGAGCTTTTGGTTTGAGCCGGTTTCGCCTGCGCCGCCTGTGCGCGCAGACGGTCTCTCAGCTCGGCAAGTTGTTCAAAACCCAT